ATGAAAGGCAACATAGATAATGCTATCCTGCTGGCTAACCGTTACAAGGTAGGCCAGCAGCTTAAACAAGCAAGAGAAAAAAAAGGTCTAAGCCAAAGGGAGCTTGCAGATATGTTAGGAATCAGGCAGCCAACAGTAACAAGTATTGAGAATGGGGAATGGGCGGCAAGCTTGGATAAGTTATTCCTTTTCTGTCACTTCCTTGAAATTAAGACAATAGAGCTATAAAAAAGCCCACCCCTATAAGGAGCAGGCTTTTCAAGCTATGAATCCAAGGAAATAAAAACTAAAATGGCTTGAACCTCAACAGCAGAATAACCCCTATCACAAGACTGGCTAACCCAAAAAATGCAGTTCTCCACTTCCGTTTTCCGCTGCGTTCCTGGTCACGCTCTGTTTCCAGTATCCGGTACTGACCTTGCAGCAGGTCAACTCTATAGGTATTCTCCTGTGTTACGGTCTTTGTAGTGTTGATATAGCGTATCTCGGTTTCCACATCGGGGCACTTGACTTGTGGCGTGTATCGTATGCCAGTTGTCGGGTTAACGGTTTCGGGACAATCCAGCACGGCACCTGGAATACTTACCACCTTAACTACTGTGTCGGTTTCGGTTACGATGCTTTCCTTGATCTCTCCCAGGTCGGCACAAAGTTCCAGGGCTAGCAGTTTGTGCTTTGGCTTTCGAAGTTCCTCTACTGCCCTCTTGCCGCTCACACACCCTGCTAGTGATACCAGAAAGGTTAGTGCCCATATACATAATATGATGTACCTATGCTTCATTCTACAGGCTCGTAAATTTCTGCAAAGATCTCCGGCTTAACAGGGTAAAATTCGCCTGTTGTTCCTTTCACTATCCAATCACCAACAGAGGCAACATGCTTAACTTGGTTCTTGCTCCCGTCTTCCAATGTCGGAATAATGAGTTCTCTGGTTTGGGTGTCGTAATCTGCATCACGTATACCCATGAACTTTTTAGCTGGTGCCAATTCTCCTGTATATTGGATGGCCTCGATAATTACTGGTTTCTTTCTAAATTTCATGGTCTTCTTCTTCTAGTGCATCGTTTTTCTTTCTCTTTAGTGCAGGGTAGTTACTAGTGGTGAGCTTTGCCAGTGTAGCCCCGAATAAGGCTGCTGAGTACACCATACGTAGAGCGGTCTTGTAACTTTCCGGCACAAACTCATCATGCAGGATAGTAGGTAAGAAGTCGGTTATCATAGCGCAAATACCACCTATGGAAACAAAGATTACGGCTGCGTTACGCCACCAGGTATTAAGCGGCTCCTTCCATCGAAGCCATAATTCTGTGAAAAACTTGTTCATATCTGATTTGCTTTGATTGCGTTCTCAATTGCTTTCCACCAAGGTTTGGCGTTAAAACATGGGCACGCTTTTGCAACTCCGGGGAAGTCCCGGTGCCCTTGGACAATAGCATTAGGGTACTTCTTTTTCCATTCAGCCACAACAGCAGCGAGCGCGTACTTTTGGGCCTCTGTCCGATTATCTAATGCGTTCCCTTTTGCATCTATGCCGCCTATGTAAGAAACATGCAGTGAGTTGTTATTATAGCCTGCAACGCCATTTGTAACCTGATCGTCAGAGGCAAGGGTAACTACGTTTCCGTTAGCCTCAATAATCTTCGCATACCCTGGAGACTTCCATTTAAGGGTATTTCTCCAGTAGCTTTGAATGCTTTCCACCTTTGCGTTCTGAACTGTGGCAGTTGTGTGGATTACGATGTATAGTACGGCTCTTGCCATTGTCTTATTTACCTGGTTTAGGCTGATAGTTGTATCTGATATATTTCAACTCTTCTTCAATATTCAGTAAGCGTCGGTCTGTATTCTGATTGCGTTCTACCTGTGTTTGCTGTGCTGTCTTGATGTCTTGTAGCAGGTCGAATATCTTGGACTGCTGGTTTTTAAGTTCCTGCTTCTCCTTAATTTGGTCGGGCGTTGGTGATTGTGATTCATTCTTAATCCCTCCGATATAGGACACGGCAACTATCTGAACCAGTATGGCAATTACATTAACTACAGTCAGTGGCAGATTAACGCTCTTGCCCGTGCTTTCCCTTATTGTCTCCAAAATATTCATATTGCCAAGTATATAAGCGAGAAATCGGAGAGAGAAAACAAACCGAAATCCAAAGCAAGTTGTACAAATGCCCTATCTGTCCATCGAACAAAAAGAAAATGGCTATTTGGTATAGTGCGAAATACCGTATCCCTTTTACGTAGTATAGTAGGTTTCTAAAGAAGCCTGGGACCGGAATATCCAGCACATGCAGGGTTTTAACAAGCTCGTGTATCACATGCACTAACAACAAGACTATCAACTTAGTGCACAGCTTCCAGCAATAGAACTGAATATCCATTTTAACCCCTTCAGGGTACTTGTGGAATGGGAATATGCTGGTAATATGTAAGTATGTGCTGAATAGGTGTATATCCATATTCAGCACATCATAATTGACATAGCGGAATATCTCGTGAAAGTAGTACAGTACCAACAATAATAACGTGTAGCTTACTACTTTGATCTTAATATTTCGCTGGTCTTTAATCATGGTTTTGACGGTCTGTCCTTCCCTGCTGGCGGGTCGCTTTGCACTGTAACCGGCTGCTCTTTATCGTCGGTAGGCTTCTTAACCTTTACCGGCTTTTCTTTCTTTGGATTCTTCTCTGTTTTACTCATTATTGAAACGTTAAGTTAGGTATAAATTATTAAAAAAGTGATAGTGCGAACCATGTTATTGCTATGGTTAAAATACCTGCTTTCAGGTACATGTTCAGCGTTTCAGGTTTGACTGCCAGTATCTGTGCTATGTCCCGTATCTGTTTATCTGTAGAGGCATTGTAACCCACATAGAAGGGGTGCTTCTTTCGCTTCAGGTTCAACCCTGTATCGAACACTACCCAGAACAAAGCCCCTAATGCAAGCGCTGTAATGCCTGCTCTAAGCGATACCCCAAGCAGCAGGAACGTTGGCACTACCACGGCTAACGCTCTGGCACACCATGCGTACCTGTGCGTTAGATTCTGTCTGCTGCTGTAGGTATGGTTCAGGATAGCGTAACCATCGCGCTGTATTTCCAGGAATGCCAGCAGTAGTGTATAGCATATTAGGAATATCATTTGTTCCTGCTGCTTACATAGCTACCAATAAGGAATATTGCCAGGACTACCAATGCAGCATAGGCAAACGGATCTGCGTCCGGCACTGCGAAGCCTGTTATAATCGCTGCTATTATCGCGCCTAGCACGATCAGGTTAGCGGGCTGTGTGATGTATTTTAGGAAGCTCATAGTTTTCCGATTTTTCTGTTACTGTATCTCTGTTCCCAAGCTTGAATAGCCTTTTGCTCGTCTGCTTTTGTTACCGTAGGAAGGTGCTTGATATTCTTCTGAACCGCCCCTTTCATAACCGAAACATTCAGGTTGTTTTTCCCATGCCATAATGTGCCGATAGTGATGTTATCGAACAGGTTATTATCCATTACTCCTTGTGTAGAACGTTGCGGGTTAGCCCAAATGCCGCTGACATTGTTTCCTATTTCCTCATATCGCTTGCCTGTATCTGTTACCCCTGCCACTAACACCGTGCTGTTTCGCATTGTGATATGGTGCCCTGCTGCCATTCCTAAGCCATAGTTGCCAACGCCTACCAATAGCACATCTTCTACCAGAATGTAAGCAGGTGCCTTGCTATAATCTCCGTCACCATCCGTAATAATGCCGCCGCCTGTGTAGTCTAATTTGGCCTTGCTGCTGTTGAACTCCCTGGTTATGTCGTAGAATGCACCTTCAACCAGCACATCATGTATCCAGATAGGCATGTTAACCAGGCCGCGCGCGTTGTAGATGTTGATATTATCTTCTACGTGCGTTTTGCCATACTTATTTTCAATCCTGATGAATCCTATATCAGTAGGCAACCCATTGTACACATCCGCGATTTGCAGAAAATTAGCCTTAACAAAGCCGCTCCACTTGTTCCTACCCTGAATGTTTTTGGCGTAACAATCCTGAATTACCAGCTTATCGCCTTTGCTGGCATCGCCCCTGAAATTACCCGCTGTTTTCATGAAAGACATGCTTTCGGTCTCGCAGTTGGTAATTATAGCCCTCTTGATATTGTCTGTTGAAAGAAACCGATTTGGGTCAGATGTGTTGTTGCTCCCGTTAGAGCTTTTCCCATCCATCGGCCCCAAGCTAATTCCCCTGCAATTATGCAACTCGTAATTCGAAAAGATGTTACCATTGTGGTTTTTAAGCCCGTGTTCGGTGAAAACAAGATCGCAATTCTCGAAGCGCACTAATTCGTTAGTTCTCAATTCTGCTGCTGAACCAAAAGGGTTAGTGACAATCGAGTCCTTAACAACCATACCGCGTTCTGCGATAATGGCACCAACGTTAATTTTGCCGATAATAGGCGGCTTCGGCACTACAGGCGGTACTACAGGAACAACAGGCTTCTTCAGTTCTGCTATCTCTGCTTGCAGGGCTGTTATGGTACTGTTGGCCTTTGCAAGTGCGTCCGTGGCTGTTTTCAGGCTTTTGTCGCGCTGGGCAAGCGTTTCCTTCAACTGCTGGTTTTCAGAGAGCATTGTTATCACCATTTCTGCTATCTCCTGCTTCGCCTTAAAATGGGCTGATATTTTTTGTGCTAGTTCGCTCATGCTGACCCTTGTATATTTGTTAAACTAACCCTCTTGTAATTGTATGGCTCAAACCGGCCTGCTGAAACAGGCACCGTCGTTCCCTTGAAGTAGATATGCGCTGTCGTTCCCTCAAAGTAGACATTGAGAATACTTAGCAGGTCAGAGGACATATGGTCTGTCAAGTCCCGAACAAACTCCATTGGCCGCAAATCCGCATCCAGTTTGATGATACAAATGTGCTTGGTGCTGCCTGACCGGATGCCAACCGCATAGTTTTGCCCACTGCGCCTGAAAATGCCGCACTGCTCCATGCTGAAAGTATAGCCCGAAGGCATCCCCACGCTCAGCAACGCATCGCTCTGCTCCCTACGTGCCCATGCAATGCCGTCAGGCGAAATAGAATAGTACTGCGCGATTGGGAGAATACTCTTGGTCAGGTGGTGCGCGATGTACTTATCTGGCCCCGCATAAGCCGGGTTTTCGGGGTGTTTCTCCCAAACCCTGCAATAGCCGGTGTGGTTGTCCTGATTAGCTGTTACCAGCCCCAGCACGTACCCCCGATCCGTCCAGGTGGCTTGGTGCAATATGCCTCCGGTTGTGGTGTAGAGCTTCGTCTGCTGAAAGCTGGTGCCAAAGCTTGGTGTTTCCCTATGAGTGTACAAATGCAATAGACCGTTTAGTCCCCGAGCCAGCCACGGTGTTTCGATCTGCTCCCCGATGAACAGCATGCCCCGCTCCACGAACCCCGTAAGGTCGGGCGCGTCGGCCTCCCCCCACCACACCTGCCCCAGCACGTTACGCGGCACCCCGGTGTGGTGATCGGTACTCCACAGGAAGAAATAAGGCTTCGTGGTGGTTATCTCCGGCCAGTCGTAGGATTTGTGCGCCTGTAGCCAGTAGAGCGAGGGTGAGGTGACATCGCTTACGCGCAGGACGGAGTACATCGTGATATCCTCCTGTACAGGGGCGGCAACGGCTGCCGAGCCGCCCAGGGTATGGATAAAGAGGTTAATCATGGCTATATCCCCAGGTTTATCTTCGAGCGAATCTTATACACTTTGCCCAGGTTCGATATACAGTAGATGGCCCCCTGGTAGTAATCGGCTGCCGTCACGCTCTCTGTTGCCGTGTCAGGGAAGAAGGTGTTGAGCAAAGCCCCGGTTGGACCATAGACGCGCAGCGGCCCCAGCCAGCGGGCTGTGCCGAGCAGGTGCCCGTTGGGGGTGAAGATCGCCATCAGGTTGGCGTTTGTCGGGCTGCCCAGTGATCCGTAAGGCGTGTCCTCAATGACGTCGCCTGTTGGGTTGTATCGCCGAAAATTGGTGCCTCCTGAAATCTCAACCGAGAAGTAGAAACGTCCGGCATACTGGCTCCCGGCGTAGTTGGTGCCCGACAAGGTGACGGACTTTACAAAGGTAAAATCCGTGTTCCACACCTCCATCTCTGCCCCTGCGCCGAGCAGGTAATACTTGTCGCCGATCTTCTCAGCCCAACCAGTGTGGACCGATCCTATCGTTTGCAGCAAGGCCCCGGCTTTGCTGTACACCTTCACGGGGTTGGTGTTGGCCCCTGACCTGCCCGTGAAGAGCATGTTGTCAATCACGTTGAGCGAGTAGATGCCTCCCTCGCCGGTCGCAAAGCCATCCTCCCAGGTGTTCGTCGCAATATTGAAGTTGCCGATTTTGTCGTCGGTTTCATTGAAGGCATATAGCACACCAGTACTCTTATCTATCCTTGCTACATTGTAGGTTTTCGCCGGTATGGTGGCGATCTGCTGCACGCTCCAATCGCCTGTAAAGTCTGTCTCCCCCTGTGCCGTAGCCCAGCCGGAATCAGTATAGGTCGTGCCGTTACCCACTGCCTTAATTCGGTAGTAGCGTATGCTTTCTGCTGTCAGCCCTGTATGGCTGTAAGTGGTGGCGTTGGCGGCAGGCGAAGCAAGCAAACCCCAGGTGCTGTTATCCGTGCTAACCTCTATGCGATAACTGCTCTCGTTGGCAACATCATTCCAGGCTAAGTTAATTTGCGAATCGCTGACAGTGGTGGCCGTGAAGTTGGTAGGCGTGTTAAGCACAAAAGTACCGGAGTCATTGTTGATCACATTAACACTGACAGATGCAGTTCTTGTGACACCCCCCTCTGTGTAAGAAACATCTACTTGGGTAGTAGCGTTGGCTGTGATGCTGTTTGCCGCTACCGATAAGACATTACCACTCAAAGTACCAGGGCCACTCGCTTTTGTTAAGGTGGCTTGATTAGTTATATTAGCTGTGCTGCCATCTGAATAAGTGGCTGTTACCGTAATCGTTGACCCTTCTTCCCCTTCGTTTATAGTGGTAGGGTTGGCAGTGGCGTTAATGCTAACAAGCGTTACAGGAGGCGGTGTTACTGCTCCTAGTGGCCCCTGAAAGGAGACTGTTGTAAGGTTGCCTAGGTTACAGAAGAATAAGTTGTAGTTCCCTGCTGCCAGTGTAATGGCATTATCAACGACTCCTACGCCTGAAGTCGGATTAGGGAAGGTAAGCACACCTGAACCTGTTGAGGTATAGGCTTGCACGATGGCACTTCCTAATGTGTTATTCTGTCTGGTGAAAGTCTGTGCCCCGGTCAATGCATCCTTTCTGATATGCCCGAAGGGGTTTGAGAAGTTAAGAACGGTTGAAGCTGCTTCTGCTGTTGCGCCTTGCTCTAACTTAACCACCCTCGCTTCCAGCATCGCAAGGTTCTGTATTACCTCGCCTCCTACCGAATTCCAGTGCACCTCTCCTACGTACATCTCTCCTTCTGCTAAGGATGGTGCTGTAGGATTAGGGGAAGGATCGCCGTTAATCCGCACATAGGTACCGTTGGGTTGTGCTATAATATAATCTATGCGCCTGTTCTGTCCTGTTGGCAGCGTGACGTTCTGGAATACTGGTCCGGTTGGATAGGTGATGTTCTGCGAACTGCCACCGTGATTCCCGTTCCAATTAATGACCGCTGCAGGCACATCGGCTATTACAGTCTGCCCTTCTGTGTAGAAAATAGCATACTGCACGATTGAAACGCCAACAGGAGCAGGAGGTACTACAGGGGTGTCTGTAACCTTGCCATCTACATATTCCTTAATACCAGCGGATGTAACTGCGTTAGGGCTTCCTGCTGTAGGAACCGCATCGAACAAGATAGGCTCGAACTCTCCTGTGTCTACCTGGTTTGCACCTGGCAAATCGAATTGAGCAGTAGCTACTAACCAATAGTGTTCTCCGCTTACAAGCTGTGTTACTGCAGGAAACAGAGAGGAGGGCTTATAGGCTATCCATCCGTTACGGGTCTGGCTGGTCTTGTAGATTGCCGATACGTTGGTACGCCAAGGGGCATTGGCTATGGTAACAGCCGTTCCGTTATAGTGAAAGATGGTTATGCCTGGTTGTATGATCGCCATTATGCTAATATGTTAAGAGTGCCATCTATGAATGTCTTATGGTACATGGTGCCATTGTAGGTAATGCCGCAAGGCTGGCTTAGGTACTGCAGCGTGAAATCCACCGCCCCGATGGCTTCACCGCCAGCGAAGAGTTCTAACCTGGCCGGGAATGGATCGCCTGTCGCCTCCAATCCGTTGAAGTGGAACAGCACATCCGGAAGAGAGGTAAGCGTTACGGCCCCTACATTCTCCCCGTTAGCCAGCGTCGTGTCATAAGCCGGGCCTTCCGGCTCCTGCGGTTCCTCTATCACATTTCCCATGTTCTGCAGTATCCAGATAACAGCGGTTTTAAGCGTGTTGAATCCTGGGTGGTTCGGGTTGTACTGGCCGGCCGTGGCTGAAAACTCCAGTTTGTCCACTGCGGTCTTTAGTCCGGTGAAGTTCCCGTCTATCTCATCGTTCGTCAGCCCGTTTCCCTCTCCCGGTGGCCTGCTGCTTCTAAGTGTTATCTCTACTGGCATTATGCTAGAATATTTAAGTCTCCGTCAATGAATGACTTGTGATACATGGTCCCGTTATATGTAATGGCACAAGGTTGGCCGATATATGGTACTGCGTGATCCACGGCTCCTATCTGCGTGGCTCCTGCGAAAATCTCCATCCTTGCAGGGAAAGGATCGCCTCCAGGCATAGGCTCGTTGTAATGGAAGAGCAAACCTGGCAGGGATGTAAGCGTAACAGCCTGCACATTCTGCCCATTGGACAAGGTGGTGTTATAGCTCGGCATTGCTGTGAACTCCGGAGAATTCGCTACAGGAGACTCATTTCTGCCGGTCGCGGCTTTGGTCTTGAACTTCCAGTACCCGAACGGACGGTCCACATCGCCTACATTGATAACTGCCCCGTTGTACTGCGCGTAAGCCCCGTTATTCACGCTTACCAGAATTTCAGTTGCTCCTAATGAATGTGTCGCCTGTAGCGTGTTGGCGCTGTCGTCGGCGTTAATAGTTGGAGCGGCCGGTGTCGTGGTCGGTGCCTGGGCAAATGATATCACCACCTGCCGCGATATAACCAGTCCTGCTGTGTTCGTGAACTCTACGCGGTAGGTGGTCGTTTCTCTTGGGGACACATTGTAAGTGTAGGCCAAATTGTTGAATGTGCCGTAAGGCAGGAAGGTCCCACTAGTGCCCGGACGGTATAAGAATCGCCTGTTGGTGATGCTCGTTTCCCCGTTCGGGGTGATCTCTCCGGAAATATTAATCGTCGGTGTATCTCCTATGTTATAGTTCAGGGTTGAAGGGCTTACAACCATTGTTATATCCCCGTAAGCAAAGCCACCTGCTATGTCTAGCAGTACCTCGTACATGGTCTTGCCTACAACCGGGATGCTCTGGCCGGGGGTATACCTCCCTAAGCCATTTGGCGCTGTAACCGGAATGGCCGGTGTGCCGGTCGGGAAACGATAATCGCCGCCTGTAACTGGTATTTCTGTGCCGTTGAACCGCTCTAACCTGTTGTTCCTCCAGTAAGCGTAAGTCTGTTGCTGCTCATGGATGTACCCCGAACTGATCCCGTTTACACTGCCCTGCTGGGGTGTTTGGTCAATCGTCGGTATCTGGAACAGCAACTCCCAATTGGCTCCGGCCTGTGGCGCCGTGCTGGAGTTATGTGTCTGTCTGGCCTTCCATAATGCTTTTCTGTCCGTACTCAGGGTTATCCATCCCTTTTGGTAGCGTTGTGCCTGCCAAACGCCCATGTAGTAGTTCAGGTCGAGCTTAACCTCTTCGCTTAACTGGAAGAGACTGCCGGCACTGTACGAGATACCGCCGTTCGTCAGATTAGAAATACTCTGCTGCAGGTTATAAGCCCATCCTGAACTGATAGGCCGTGTGCCGTTTTGCACAGGAGTACTATCAACTGTGCCGGTCAGGAAAGGCACTAAGTTAGCATCGCCGTAAGGAGGCAGGAACCAGTACGGAACATTACCCACCAATATCAGAAAGTGTCCGGCCCGTTTCTCTGTCGTGTCGAAATAGGTACGGACCTCTGCTAATGAATTGAAGGGTCGTTCATTCACGCCATCACTCCAGTACGCACGGCCATCCAAAGGCTTACCTACTATGCCGAGACTCTTGTTGTGGACAATATATCTTTGTGCGTTGTAAGTCATTTCGTCAGTTGTATCCTGCTTTGGGTCGTGTCAAACAAAAACTTTCTTCTGGTGAAGTAATAGCGGTGGTCGCCAAACTCATAGTAAGACATCAGTACCTGGTCCGGTATCGGGCCGTAGTTCTGGTCGTTATGCTTCCATCTGGTATAGATATCTGTTCCTTTCTCAGTCCTGATGTACAGATACATCTCATGCGCGGCCTGTGTAAAAGTGAAGGTCGGCTGCTGCCGATCCAGGTTGCCGCTAAACTGGAAATTCAGACTGTTGAAGTCCACATCGAAAACTTCCGCGCTTGGGCTATACCCCCAGGAGAAATAACCTAGGCTTTCATTCCCTCCGCTATCCGGAGCCTCCACTAACATGCTAGGGTTCGGCTCCAGGAAATTAACAGAGAACTTGGCCCCTATTTTATACCCGCCCCTTAGAGGCGTATATCTCCTGAAAGTGCCCGGCGATTCATACTTGATGTAGAACTCCCTTCTAGCTTCTCCTATGTAGAGTTTCTGAACCCCCGGCTGGCTTATCTCCGCAATGAAGGCCCTGTAGTTTGTCCAGAACTCCGCTTCCGTATTAGCCAGAATAGCCAAATACAAAGTAGCATTGCGCGGCTCAAACCTGTTCGGCTCAGAATGATCGATCTCTACCCCGTTTTCATCCCCCCAATCGTAGCGATAGAAAGGCTTGGCCTTCGGGATCTGCAGGAACGTGTCGCTCCCTGACTCCACGATAATGCCGTAAGTCAGATGAAGGTCCTTGTTATTTATGCTGTAGGCTCCCATTATCTGTTCCTCATCCAATAAGTGCCCGAAAAAACGAATCTGTGGTAATAGTTTGCCCCTGGAATAGAGTTAATAACCGCGTTCGTGTCATTCAAAATCTGCTTCCCGTTCCCGTTGATAGTCAGGTTGATATTGGTCGTTCTCCTTATCTCTATCTGCTGCCCTGGCATAGGGTTAGGCGGCAAGTTGATCGTGCCGTTGCTGTTCAGAGAATAGACAATGAAGGCTACCTGATTAGTGGCTGTATAAGAAGAAGTCGTAGGAAACACCATGCCCGAATCATTCCTAATAACCTCATGGTTGAAAACTATAGGCCCTCCGTATAATGTTGCCCCATAAGCTGCGATAGCTATATTGTATCTACCTCCTGATGCTGAAGCTACTACTGAATAATTATCCTGATTAGGGTTATCCCGGTTGTTGGTGAACCGGGCCGCCTGCCGGTATTGGTCCCGAACATTTGCCGGTAAATCAAAATTAGCGTTAGAGCCTATCCGAGCTTCTACCCCATCATTCGATTTCAGAATGATATTCGCCTCGCCGTCGTCGTTGTACAGGCTACCTTCCTCTATATCGAAGTTCCCAATGCTGCCGGTTCTTGCTGTTATTTTGCCTGCTATATCTGCGTTAACAGCGAATATCTGCCCGTTATCCAATACCCGAAACTCTCCGTTTGCGCCTGCTGAAATCCTTACACTCTGCGGCCCGTTATCGCTAACTCCAGAAATATAGGCGTTCACCTGTCCTCCAGAGCCTACCATCACCTTTTCAGCCATGACCGCCTTCTTGATGGTAAGCTGCCCTTCTTTCGTTACCCCGTAATCTATACCGGTGTCACCTGAACCCAGATTGAAAGTACCGTTGTTCAGGTTGAAGTAGTTTACTTTGTCGATACTGCGAACAGTGCCGGTCGTGATCGTGTCGCCAACTATGGTCGTCATGCCCTTTGTCAGGTCGAAGTTTCTATACCCGTCCTTTACAGGGTACACGATACCCAAATTGAAGTACCACACGCCCGGTTCTGACTCCGTGGCTTTGAAATCCTCTGTGATGGACCAGGTGCCGCGTAAGGCTGTGCGCTCCACTCTTGCTGCCAGATAATAGGCTTTCGCCGGGTCGAGTCCGGTTACATACTTTTCTTCTATCTGCCAGATATAGCCTAAGCCCTCAATCTCTATTTCGTAGTGAATCAACCGGCCGGAGCTGATATAGATACTGTTTGGGTCTGCGTTGGCATTGACATTAATCGTAACCCCGTCTAATCCGAAGTTCTGCGACTTGGCCCCAACTGCTAAGTATAAGGTTTCAATGGTGCCAGGCTTTATTCCGGTTACATCGAAGTAATCATCCGGGTCCTTTATTAGGCCCCGTAGCTGCCGTAACTCTGCGGCTGTTCTTCTGGCCCGTTCCGCGTTGATCCGGTCTACAATGATAGTTTCCCGCTTGTTCTCGATGGTATCCACTATTAACCGCTCCTGACGCGTGTAAGGGATATAGTCGGCAATAGTGGCCTGTATTTTATTTCGGTTCAGCAGAGGCCAGCTAACAGCCGTGGTGCGAATCAGCGTGTCAATGCCTAACTTGGGTTCCTGCACGGTTACACGGTCGCCTGGCTGTAGTCTGATGCCTTGCTCCTTGACGTATTTCTCGTCCAGGTTCAGCGTAAACACCATCAGTGGCCGGCTGTTGGTTTCGATGTACTGCTGTGTTTCGGCTAGTATCTCCGCTTCTGCCGACTCCACGTACTCCTGTGGCATGCGGATGTTCACCAGCGTATAAGAATCGCCTGTTTTAGGCAGTTGCCGCCCTCTGGTGTTCGGAATAGGGTAATCTACCTGGTTCTTATCCACGTTCAGCGCAAAGGTGCGCGTGCTGTGGTCGTACCTGCTGATGGTGAACCCGTAACCGGCTAAATCTCCCGTCTTAAACTCTACCGTGGCATCCAATCCTTCCAGAAGATGGTCGTTGATGTTGAACTCTAAGGTAGAATCCGTCACAAAGAACAGGTTGTTACCTACATCCCCGGCCCCGGTAAGCTTGCCGGTTCTTCTTGGGAATATTTCGTCATTCTGATATATCCCTTCCTTCACTCCGTACAGGTCGGTGTTCATTTCCAGGTAGCCCGGAGCGATGCGAATACGGGAAGCTGGTATCTGCGCCGCGTTCAAACGATAATCAGCCGGAATGTTCTTATCTCCACCGAAACCGTACACCCGGGTAACAATGTTGGCATCATTCCGGGAAGTCATGTTGAACGTGTACAATCCTTTGCCCCGGCCCTGTGAGAACACCAGCGAGGTAACCGCCCCGGCTGACTTCACCATGTGAATTACTTTGCCAGTTAGGTAGTACTCCAGTTTGAACTGTTCTGCTACCAGCGTTAAAGCACCTCTGCAGCTTGGCTTGTCTCCGAATTCGATATGCTTCTCGGAAGTCTCCGCTACCTCGCCAATCTCCCAGCCTGAGTCTATCTCGTTGATGTTGTTGACGATCAACTGCAGGTAAAGCCGGGCATCCCCGAAGAAGTCTGTGATAAACTCCCCGTTCTGCATCAGCTTTTTATCATAGAGCCGGTAAGCCAGAGATTCAAACGTGATGCTGTAAACGTGCTTGTGCGCGTGGTACTTAGTATAGGCCGGTACTGTGTTTATATAGAACCTGTTCCCTTCATAGGAAATGTAGTCGCCTAACTGAATATCGAGCACATCTGTTACCTCTACATCGTTGCAGGTAATCTTATGCTCTCCCATCAGTATATGGCTGTAAGTGCAGTTCGCGTTAAGCGGAATGCTGCTTACTACTACATCGCCTCTGAATATCTCTAGCTTCATGTTATTCTGGCTCTACACCCATATCACGGCCGGACTGTCCTGGCTTGGTGTTGTTTGCAATCGTGTTTAAAATGGCTTCTGATCTATGCACGCCCTCGTAAGTGAGCTGAGTATTTTGCGCTATCTGCATGTGATACAAGAGGCTCTGCCGTCCTACGTCGAGTAAATCCCCCATGCTCATATAAGTGCCCTCCTGCACGACCAACATCTGCTTGTTCAGGGTGAAAATGCCCTGGTAGATGCCGGCCAACTTGCCGCCTGTTTCCTCCGTTAAGGAGGCACGGATAGCACCGGATAAGGTGTTCTGGCTGCTCTTGTTATCTCCCTCAGTCAGAGAAACGCCGGAGGCTTCTTCTACCTGCTTGACAATCGCGGAACCGGCTTCTACAATGTCGTTGAAAGCTTTGTTGAAAGCGTCGATCTCTTCTTTGGATAGCTCCCCGTTGCTCAGTGCGTCGGTGCCGAACTGGTCAATCAGTTCGGATAGTGGGCCTTCCAGGTATTTGTATTGGATAGCAGACAGAAGCGCGTTCCGGATAATATCTTCTGCATCACCGGCAAAATCTTCCACTGCCCGTTTCCCTTGCTTGAACCCGTCGATGATGGTATTGCCTATGCCCGATGCTGTTACGCCGCCTGTGAAGATGGCTTTGTACTCTTTCTCCAGGTCTTCCAGAGTTAGCCCGATTTCGTCCAGCTCCTGCTTTAACTCCCTCAGTGCCTCGAAATCTTCTTTGGCCTTGTCCTTTAGTTGGCCTTGGGAGTAGAGCTTTTCTAACTCTTCATAGCTGAATCCCTGCAAACTCTGGTTCTGTTCAACTGCCTTGGTTTTCTTCCCGAATCCCATGAGATAGCCCACCGCTCCGAACAGGAAGGAGCCGCCGTACTTCTCTGTGCCCTGGCCAGCTACAAAGCTTTGTTTCTGCAGGTCGGCTAATACCGCCTCGTATTGTGCGCGTACATCTTTTGCCTGTTGCTTCAGCGCGTTAGATTCTGCCTCGATACCGGCTAAGGTGGTCTTATTCCTCCGGATATTGTCTAGCTCACGCTCACGTAACAAGGCCTGATACTCCATCTCACCGGATAGCATCGCGTCGTAGAACTCATTCACCTGGCGCTGTGCTTCTTTGGCAGTCTCTTTTGTCTGCTTGAATATCTTCACGATACCGGCAATGGCATTAACACCTTGCTGAATGCCGCCTACTATATCACCAGAAGCGAAACTTGCAATAGAACCAGCCGCTGCACCGCTTATACCTACCACCTCAGCTAAACCTCGCAAGGTTTCTGCCATGTTATCATTAACACCTGTCAAGGAATCAGCAAGCACATTAAATTCACCGGCAATGGCATTTGCATAGTTCTGCATTAACTTTCCATTCTTGAAAAGTTTACCTGTTTCGTCTATTGCCTGGCCGAATTGATCTGTAATTTGTCCGACATATTGCTCTGCTGTACTTTGGGCACTTTCAATAATCTTCCTTTCTAAAGGAGATAAATCCGGGTTTTCAAGTGCTTTTTTAAGCTCTTTGATTCTCTCCTTAAGTTCTTTCTTAGAATAAAATGTGACATCGGCCATCATTTCACGATAGAACTTCGTTTGCTCAAACGCCCTGTGTTTGTTTTCCTGAAGGTCCATTTCGCGCTGCTTCGCTAGCATTTCTTCACGCTCTGCGAGTTCAGCCGCATTGCCCTCGCCTGCTAGATTTTTGCGTAAAGTGGCTAAATCCTTCTGATACTGTTCCTCGATGCGCAAACGCTCGGTGTTGGCTGAAGCCGTGGCCTCTATTATCCGTTGGAAATTTTTTACGTTCTCATCAAATGCTTTTCTGTTATCCTCCAATCTTGATTTTTCAATCATAGGCTTCAGCGTGTCCCGTAATTGATTGGCTAAAACAGATGTATCAGATACGTCCGGTACAAGGGATTCCAGGTAAGCGGTGTAGCTCTCAAACTCGGCTATCTCCCCGGCGAAGCGTTCTTTGGCTTTGGTCTGGCCGTACTGCGCTTTGTATTGCTCGAACTGGTCGAAGAGTTGTTTCTGCTCTGCGATAGAAGTTTTAATGGCTTCTACCTCAAACTTGGCGTTTACCCGCTCGATCTCTTTCTTCTCAGACGAATCCAATCCGGAAGCATCTACCTTCAGCCCTTTGTTGCGCGGGTCTTTGTAGAAGGCATCGATCTCTTTCCGCATCTTGGCGTACTTGTCTCGTACTGCCTGTAGCTCCTGGTCCTGCTGGCTTAACTGTTTTCTGTTAGCCTCTGCGTTAAGTGCGTCAATCTTGGCCTGTAGTGCCCGTTGTGCGGCTAATCTTTCTTTTGCGGCTTTCTTTGTAGCTTCAATAGCTGCCAGTTCTTCTTCAGATAGATCAACACCTTTTGTTTCCCGTAGCTTCTTTTCAGATTCAGCAATGCGTTTATCCTGGTTGTTGTATCGTTCGTTGAATAGGCGTAATGCTGCATCATTCTGCTTTTTTGTGTCGTCTAAGATGAACTGATTACTGGATTTTGCTTGCTTCTTGAAGTTGGCGTACAGTTTGTCAATACCAGAAGAATCTGCCTCGGCAAACGGGTTCAGCAGGTCTTTCATGTACTTGCCAAGCTCTGGCCCGGCATCTGAAAGGAACTTGAAGAACTGCTTGAAGTCAGTCGTTAGAATATCGATAGCGGCCCCTAAGTCCCGGAAAGAGTTGGGAATGTCCACCACAAAGAACTTCAAAAACTCACGGATGCTGAAGTTCTCGAACAGTGCTTTGATGCCGGCAAAAGAATCAGCAAATACCAGCGCCTGACCTGCTGTTTGCTCCATGCTTGGGAATAGGTCGTCTAAGTATTGCTTGATAACCCCAAATGCGGCCCCTAGATTGTCTATGACCTCTTTGGCAGCGTTAAGTGAATCAGCGAAAGCATTACCTAGGTAAGCACCTGTTTTGGCTATAATACCCTGCCCGTTCTCGAATGACAATACTAAGTTATCCCAAGACACCCCAATGCGCTTGCCAACGTTCTCTAATTTCTTGTTGGCTGTTTCAAATTCCTTATCGAGGGAACCAGCCGAATCCCGTACAGCCTCTAATGCGTCGGTAAGCTCGCCATAGCCTTTTACAGCAAGGGTTGATATTACAGCTTGATCTCTAACAGCATTGATGCCCAACTTTTCGAGTACCGCCTGAACGCTACCACCGGCTTTGTTTACACCATTAAGCCCAGAGATAAAGTCATTGAATACACCTGCCGCATCGTCTTTGAATGCTTTTTTTAGACCCTCTACTGACTTACCAGTAACCTTAGCAAATAAGTCTAATCCGTTACCGGTGCGGATAGCCTTCTCCATCTGGCCCAAAGTACGGGCAAAAGAAGATCCGACTACCTCCGCTTCAATACCTACAGCCTTTGTTGCGGTGGCATAAGCAAGTACATCTTGCCGGCCAATTTTGTAAAGGCCTGTGGACTGCGCTAATCGTTCGGCATTAGATAATATTTCCTTTTCAGAGGCGGCGAAACTATTGCCAAGGTTTACAATCTCATCACCGAATGCGCTAATATTTTCAACGCCTCCATCAGTTAAAGTTAGAAAACGTGCAATCTCTTTGGCGCCCTCTTCTCCTGAAATGTCTGAGGCAATAGAAAGCTTAGCTAAGGCACCAGAAAAGCCAAGTAAGTTCTTCGTACCCTCTACCCCTAACTGACCGGCTGCGGCCGCAATCTCTAGTATTTCCTTTGAAGAAACTGTTTTCAGATCGTTGGAGAGGCTGATTACCTCATCCCCGAAGGCTTCCATATTATCGATAGAATCCCCGGCTGTTTTCTCAACATTCCGTAAGCCTGCATCGAATTCAATAACTGTTTTCTTGTTGGCAGATATAAGCGCGTACATGCCAGCCAGAGCCGTTATAATCGCACCAACGGGCGTGAGCATAAAAGCTATGGTGGCCTTGCCAAACGCCATCAGAGATGTTCCTAATGCCGCAAATGGGTTAGGTGCTGACGCTAATGCAGATATGGAAGTGCCAAAAGCGGATAGACTTTGGTTAATAAGGGCAAATTGTGGGCTTAGATTGGTTAATGCCTCGCCATAGTTACCTACGTTCCTTTGGTGCAGGCCTAATGAAGCATCTATTCGCTTAACTCCATTGTCTAAGATGCCAGTTTGAGCTGTAAGGGTTTTCGATCGAGCCTCTAGCTGCTTGTAAGCATCACTTGCTTTCTTCCCTTCGCGTTCCAGCCTAAACATTTCAGCCTGCACATCTTTGGCCTCCTTGCGCACGTTGCCTAGTGCAGTGGTGAGCTTGTAGTACTCAGAGGATTCTTTTTCAAGCTGCTTTCGGTTGCGCTCTGCCTGCCGTTCCTGCTCTTTCTGGAGTTTTACCTGCTCTCGGAGGGTCTTTTCAGCCTCCTTCTGCGCTTGTGCGGCGGCACGTTGGGAGTCGGCAATCTTGCGCTGCTCTAAGGTGTATTCCGTCAGGGCTATCTTGCCGGCTTTGTACTGGTTGTTTAGCTCCTGCTCGGATAGTTTAAGCTGGTCGATGGAGGCTTTGGCGGCGGCTGAGGAGGCCCGGCTTTTCTCCAGGTCGTTACGCTGTAGCTGCTGTTCCTCTTTTAACCGTTGGAGGGCTAAGCGGGACTCGGAAAGGGCTTTCTGAATGGCAAGCTGCTCTTTGCGAAAACTGTCATCAGCACCGGCACTAACACCGCTCACGCTGTTTACCTGCTTCTGTACATTGGTAATCAGGTCCAATACCTTCTTGCTGTTGGCCTCGATCTCTGATATGTCGAAACCACCAACAAAATTAAGTCCTCTGTCCCCGTTTACCTTTACTGCCATTTGATTATTCTAATTCTGGAAGTTCTACTGTTTGCCCTGCTAACTCATGGGTGCAGTCGCTTAGAAATTGAATGTTACCATCTTTTACAAAAGAGTGGCATATCTTCACCTCTGGGTGTGGAGGCCTATCCATTCGCACCAACACGCTAGGACTTAAAGTAGGCTTATCAGGATTGCCATTATATGACCACTTCGAATCAATCTTATGGCTACACTTGCAGCCTGGACACTCAAATACATAAGTGCCCGGATCATTTATTATTGGTAGTACTTTCATTAGACTAGTTAAATGAAAACTGTAGGCCGTTCTTTTTCTCTTGGTGCTTATAGGCTTTCCACAAGCGCAGAACGCTCTCAAAATTTGCTAATAGTGTGATAGATAAACCTGATTTCAAGTACACATCTGTTTTGGCATCTTTATTCTTCCAATCAGGCCAAGCATCTTCGTTAAGAGTCTCTATCTGCGATAGCTCAAAGGATAGCTTCACGATGCTTTCAACCTTAGTATCTTCATCCTGTGAAATGCTTTCAAACACCTGTATGTCGTCTATCATAATCATTTCCACAAGTCGTTAGCGTCTATACTGCCTCCTGTGCTACCAGAATCTTTCTCTTTGTCGTCGCTGTCGTAGGTCGGTATGGCGGCCAGGTCGGCAATAAAGTTTGCCCAACTCATAGCCATCACAGCTTCGCGGCTTTCCTTAAAGTATTTCCGGTAAGAACCGATCATACGCCAGGGGCTATCATCTCCCCTGTCTCTTTTAGGCTCGTCTTTGGTTTTAGAACTTCGCCTGTACCTTTCACCAAGACGATAGAATTCAAAAAAGCCTGCATGTGTGTAGAACCCAGAAGCGGGACAATGATACTGGCCAGGTCTAAGGCGTCGGTGTTATCTTCCAACCACTTTAGGAGAGTCTTTTTAGGAGGTTTCCCGTCGTTCTGAATAACTACCGCACAAGCATACATGACATCCTCTAGGTTTGCATTAATCACTGCAAGCGCATTGGCAATGTTATTTGCCGGGTCGTCACTCCCAAGCAGCGCAAATAGTTTCTCATCCCAAAGTATGGAACGCTCCCCCATCAGGTACATGCTTGATACAGTTGTGGGCTTTACCTCAAACAGCCGCTTATCTGGCCTCCTAAACAACTTATCCCAAAAGCTCCGCTTCTTTACTGTAATTGTAACCTCTACTATAGGCTTCTCTGTTACAGTCGCGGCAACCTGACTTAATAGTTGCTTATCTACCATAAATGAACATTAAACCCCTGCTATATTAAAGCAGGGGTATTAGGTGTTATCCGGCTGGTGTGGAATCTATCGTTGCACCTTCAGCAGTTACTTTCTGCATGATGAACTTGGCATCCCTTCCGTCAGCCAGTTTAAAGGCCAGAATGTCGGCAACCGCTGCGATCTGTACCAGACCATCCTTTGTGAAAGGGTTCTCTAAGGTAGAGCTTACAGAGGTGTTCGGGTAAGTAATCACTTTCTTAGCACCGTTGGCCGGGCGTGTCGTGATGCGGATAGCGAGTGAGGCCTGCTTACGGTCTGCCATAACGGTAGTCGTAGAGGTGGCCGCGTCGTAGTCCACGTCGAACAGGTCGGCAAAGTTCTGCTGTGAGAACTCCAGCAAGGCGAAGTTGAACGTGTCCGGGTCGCCAGGTGTCTTTGCCGTGAAAATCGGAACGGTCTTATCTTCCGGGATAAATGGGGTGCTGGTATCTTCGTTGTTCACGTAAGAAACAGAGCCTTCGGCAAGGTTTTCTACCCATCTCCAGTCACCAGAAGCCGGGGCGTTGGCGATGTCGTCGTATGCCGGGGCAAATTCTAGTTTCTCGATGCCGTATATGATGTCGTTAGCAGCCATGATTTAGATGTTTTGATAATTATTTTGAAATGAATAATACATTACTCTGATGTTCAAGTACCACCCTGCACCGTCCTGGTAAGGCTGGCCGGGTTGGTATATTTCTGTATGAAAGTCGTATTGCCAGTTCGTTTCGAGAATGCCCGTTACGATCTTCCCTATCTCCAGCATCTTAGCCAGGTCCGGCATAGTCGAATCCTGCTTCCCTCCTATGACGTTCACCTGGTTTGGAACATGTATATTGACGTTAACAACTCCCTGCTGTAGCTGTTGATTCGTAAGGGCCAGGCTGTTCACTACAATATCTACCGTGTCGGAGTTTGCCGGTCGTTGGTGCTGCCAGATACGGCCGTTGATCTTGCCCTCTGTCACTGACGTAGTGGCTCCTAAAGCATAATCCTGTGAAGAATACCCCTCTAAGAAGTAGAAGCCCTCCTGTATGGTGCCTCCGGTCAGCTCTGGCACATCCAGAAGCTTTGCCACGTCGATCACCATTTCTAACCCGCTTTTCATGCTGCTAGTAGCTCTGCCAGGTCCTGTTCCATGTACAAGGAAGAACCCGTGATTACATCGTAGCCCTTGCTTTCCACCGCTGCGGCGTACTCCATGCCTGCCACACAGATTAAGACAATGCCTGCCGGATAATTACCGGCCAGCTCCCTCGCATAAGCAAGCCCTTTCTCAGCTCCTGCGTCACCTGTACCTACTACCTCGAATGATTCGGCTAACTCTACCCCGTCTTTCAACAGAATGTAGCCGATGGAAGATCGTAGGTTAAAAGTGATGTTGCCGAAGCTGCCCTGGCTTTTGGTCTTTAGCTTTGCTCTTTCCTGCCAGGCATTGCCAGCGTCCGTAAAAGCCTGTATGACGTGCAGTTCGTATTCTCGCACCTGCTCGGCAATGTACTTGCGAACGGCTGAAAGATTGAAGTCTGCTTTTATCATACTTTTAAGCTTATGTTTAGCTGTCCTGCCGGCCGTGAATGAACAATGCCCTTGAACACGTTGGTAATCTCTACCGGTGTGCCTGGTGCCGGAACGATGGACCCTAACGGCATGTAAATGGTGCCTCGTTGTTGGTGCATCTGATTGTCCACCCCTTCAAACTCGCTAGTCTCGCGCGTGTCTTCATACCTGCAGGGCTGCTCTACCATATTACCAGGTAAGCCCGGTATCAGGTGCCCGTTGGCATTTTTGGTACTGTCGGTGCCAGGGGTGTAGAATCGGAGCTTATGCGGATACTGAAGAACCATTACCACATGTAAGTAGGGTTCGCGTTGATCGTCGGCTTTGTGTGGTCTGGTACGCCATGACTGGCAAGAATGGCACTCCTGATACTCAGAAGGACGCTCTTCTCGCTGATGGATACCTGATAACCACCCTCCCGTATGTCAGCAGAAGTAATGAGCGTTAGAATCAAGGCAGCAGCGCAAAGGTCCACAGACTTTCTATTTGCGATGGTGTATTCTCCTTCAGGAGACAAACCCGCATCTATCAAGGCTTTGGTGTAGGCTGTTTCCCGTAAAGGATAATTAGCGCCTACCACGCTCTGTACTGCTTCTAAATTCGTCATTACTCTTTGATCCTGCGTTCTACAAGGCCTCTCTTCACCAGGTCGTTAAGCCTGTCTTCTCCGAAGCGGTTTACACTTTGGCCTACCTCGTAAACCTTTGTGCTGTCGCTCTTATCCTTGAACCTTCCGGAAACGATGTAATCATATTGAACCTCGGTTGATTCGTTAGCTACTTTAGCCTCAGAATCTTCTTTCTTTGACTTAGCCATGATGCTTAACCTGCTGGAGTGTCAGTAGTAGTGTCGAATGTGTAGATTGCCTCTACGCCTGAGATAACAGGGACAACGCGAGCCTGTGCGTTGATGAATTCGGCCAGTGATGGACGGTTCACGCGGAATTGGCTTGCCAGGATGAAACCGTCTGCCGTAGTGTAAGTAACACCTTCTACCGGGCGGGTCATTTCAGCGAGTCTAGCCCATACATAAGCGCCTAACTGGTTTGTGGTAACTGCTACCATTGTTCCGGCTTTCCAAGGCTTAACAGGCGTGTTAATGCCGTTTCTCTGGAGCCTAATGCTACGGTCAACCGCTACAAACTGGAATCCGAAACGACGCTGCATTACCTGGTTTACCTGGTCACTGTCCAGAACCGGGACATTGCCACCTGTGAAGCCAGAGAGGAAAGCAAAGTATTGCTTCACCTGATTGCTCTTAGCAATGTTGGCCAGGGTGGTAGGATCGGTGTAAATGGTAGTGATGCGGTTGCCATCCAAAGAAGCCTTATCAAGCATTACTTTGATCTGGTCCATCGGTAATGAATCCGGATCATCGAATGAAGTCGTTGCTTCAAACTTGTTAGCAGCCAGATAGCCGTAATCCATGCGTATGCCGGTGCCTACGTTGTTAACGTCAGTGGCAACGGTTACACCAGTTGAAAGACCTTCCAGGAACATGAACTCCAGACGCTCATAAATACCAGTGATAGCATTTGGCAGGTCTTGGAACAGGTAGCGAACAATCGCCGCTTCCGGTGTGTTCATGGCAATCATGGTGTCAATCTCCGTGAGCTGTGTTTCGTTTAGCTGAAACTCCATACCCATCTTAGCGATTTCACCAGTGGCAGAGCCTAAAGAGCCACGCTTTTTCAGGGGCAAAGGTGAATCCATTGCCACGATGTCAGCCGCTACCAGGTTGTTGTTCATGGAAAGAGACTTCCAGGTGCCGGAAACAGAGAACTCAGGCCGTAACAACTGCCGGTGTAGATAGGTTAGCGGGTTGGTGGTGTCATTGACACGGGCCACCTGTGCAAGTACTAATGCTGCAAAGTACTTGTTAACCCATTGTATGTATGCCGATGTTGTCATTGTTAGTCTGCTCTAAAAGTGATATATAAGCCCTCTGTTGCATCTATGGCTGTTTTCATAGCTGAAGTAACCGGGTAAGGGCCAGCCACGTCATTCACAGTACCATTGGTCATAATACCCGCGAAAGGCTTAGACTTCAGGACAGTGTTGATTAGCACACCTGCGTAAGTGTGTCCTGCCGGTAGGGATGCGTAAGCAGAGCCTGAAATAGGCATAGGCTTGTACTCCCCGTTGGAGGTTTGCTTGATGATGAGGTGCCCGGCCTGGATAACTTCGGGCGTAAATCCCGTTACATCTAAGGTACGGCCGCCTCTAACTGCATCCAGGTTGCGAACGATAACGATTGAGTCGTTGCCTGTGTCAACCTGGTTTGGTTCGTTAGTTAAATCAGCTATTGCCATTGTTAAATTTTAGTTTAAAGTCCTACTGCCTCTATTTCGGCTTTGGAGGCTACTTTGCCGGTTGGCGAACCAGAGCCGGAAGGTGGCGTGTCATTGCCGAAGTTTTGCAGCTTCATTTCCTGTGCAAACTCTTTGTAATCTGTTGTGGTGGCCTCTATCCAGCTATCAACTTCATCTTCTGAGGTTGGGAGCGGTCGGCCTTTCAGGTAAGATTTAGGAACCGTTTTAAGACGCTCGTCAGAGAGTACCTTTTGCTGAACCGTTTGCGCTTGCTTCTCGGCTTTCAGGGTTTGTACTTCCTGCATCAGGGCTTTGGCCCATGCTGGCGTGTCGTCTGTTTTTGGTGGTTCCGGTGCAGGGACTGTAGGAGGCGTATCAGGGTCTTTCTTGGTGGTATCCCCTTTAGCTTTGGTTGCGGCCTCTGTGGCTCTGCGGTCTGCTTCTGAACTTGCCTCTATTAGAATGTCCTCACGATCTTCGATGTAAGCATCAATGTTTTCGTCAGTGTCAATCTTTTCGGCCCATTTAGTAGCGATGTTCTCTTTGAAGTTCTTAGAAAGGCTTTTGCCCTTGAGTCTTGCCTCAATTGCTGCCAATACTTTAGCCCTATCTGCCATTATGAACGGATGTGTAAGTTTACATATATTTTAACAGAAAGATATAACATTGGTTGCAAACATAGGGCGTAGTATACTAAAATTTGCATTTTACGTATAATTTAGCTATTCTTGTATTACAAGGTGTTACACTAGTCAAAGGATATAATTATGGAAAGAAATGAAGGCTCAGAGCCAATGGTAGTTTATCCGCTGCGTGTGCGGGTAGATCAGAAAGATGATTTAGATTATCTAGAAACGCTGGGCTATAAGCCTGCTCAACTTATCAGGATAGGTATTGATAGGGAAATCGAGAAGGCAAAGGCCAAAGAGGAACTGTATAAAAAAGCCTCCTAACTTGGAATAACACACCTACGGACTATGTTATTTATACACCTAAAAAGTGAGAAAATGAGCATGAAGAAGCGTATCGGTATACTCTTAATAATCATCATATACCTAGTGCCTGCTGCTTTTGCTTTTTATGCAGGTGTTACTTTACCTGTAATAGTCATTACCTATGTTGTTGCAGCTGTTTTTATGGCAATATTGGCTTTTGCAGCGTGGTTAATTGGTAGTTAAAAAGCGATAAAATGAAGGTTATTTTCTTAGATATAGACGGAGTACTTAACACAACCTCGCATTTGGAGCTTCTAAGAAAGAAGGCTATTAAGTGCCGGGATGAGTTCGGGCACCTGTTCTGTCCTGATGCTGTGGAGAACCTGGAATATCTTTCGCATGTATCCGGTGCAAAAGTGGTGATTAGCTCCACTTGGAGGGCAAGCGGTTTGAAGGTGATTAAAGACCTGTTCAAGTACCGCATGATTGAAGTAGACATTCTTTCTGTTACTCCCTTCCTGAACACTCCCAGAGGCGAAGAAATAGCGGCTTGGTTATCAGAGAATGATTATGTAACTAACTATGTAATTATTGATGATGATGCGGATATGACACCGGAGCAGGCACCGTTCTTTGTGCAGACCGGAGTAAAGAAAGGGCTTACAAGAGAGCTTGCCAATAAAGCCCTCACTATTCTAAATTCCTAACGGCTCTGTAAGGGCTATTACATTCTAAAAACAAGAAGATGATAGAAAAGATAATAGATATCGCCTTCAGTGGCTTCTGGAATTTTATAGGCATGACTGTTCTGTTGAATGGTTTTGCCTACTTCGTAGTTAATGCACTGCTAAGGATGTGGACTAGGTTAATGCGCTGCATCATGGTGTTGCGCAAAGGTTGGCCACCTGCTCATTTAGATGCAGATGGTGATTGGAAAAACAGTTAAACCAATAAAGGATGAAGCGCGCCAAAAGAGTATATTTAACTAACAAGTCTGGACAGAAGATAGGCTTGAACTCTAAACTAAGAAGGTATGAGTTAAAGCTTATCAAAGAGGCGAATTTATTCCTTGAAAATTTATCTAATCCAAGTGTTTGCGTTCAAGTTGAGTTCTCTCCTAATGTTGGCAAGAGTTATACTAAAGAAGAACTAGCCAAGATTGTCGTGTTTCCCCAATAGAACAGTTAAACCAATAGATAAGATGGCAGAAATTGATTCAAACTATGCCTGCACCTTTGTTGGATGTATTATAGGCTATTTAATAGGGTTTGTGTACGGGAAATATAACGAACGCTTTAAATGGAATGACTTAATAAGAAAAGGTATATTACCTAAACCAAAGAAAAGATGAAACAAGCAACCACTATTTTAAAAGGGCTAACAATGTTCCTTTTGCCGTTTATCTATATTGCTACATGCATCATACTCCTGCTGACTATTCGACAGGTAACAGATAGCCTTTGGATGCTGGCTTTTGCTTACCTAGTGGCTGGCTTGGTTATATTATTGTGCCTTTCTTTCCCCTGTTGGATTGCTTGGGAGGTTTGGAAGCCGTACAAAACTAGGAATGATTAATTTCCCCAATAGAGAAACAACCCCAATAATTGTAAGAAAGATGAAACGTGACATTCTGTTCAAGATCACGAACCCCGGCAAAGTCAGCATAAACACCGTTACTCTATTGGCAAAGTCTGATGAAATGGCAATAGTAGAAGCTGACCTGAATATAAAAGGCTGCGAGTTTCTTTTCGATGAGAACACGGAATCCGGCTTAGAGATAACCATTATGCACCCTGACGAAACAGGTGCTACTACCTTTCTGTTGCCTGAATTGAAAGGCTATACCGTTTACCTAGCTGCTACTGGAAGATACACATTAAGAATATGCCTGACTTCACTTTCCCTGAGTTCATGATCTCCGACGGGCCGCTCTGGTTTACGGTCCACTGCCGGTTTCAGCCTAACGATGCGCTTATAGCTATCATAGAGGCTATTCCCGGGGTAGAATGGGTAAGCATCAACGGTAAGTACGCTTTGAACATAGCCCACGGCAAGATGTTCCCTGCTGATGAGATGAAGCAGGAGGTGGCAAGTAGGATATTAGAGTTTATTGGAGAACCTAAACAGTAAAACTATGATAGGATCATTCACATTACAGATAGGCGTTAAAAGACTAGGGCAACCTTGGGAGAATATACGCTTCATTGATTACGAGACAGCAGATAGCCTAGAAGGCATTGTTGATCTTCTGTGTGAGGCTATGTGCTGGGAAGAAAGCGACAAATGGCCGGAAAGCAACAGAGAGTTTTTTACTAAGTTCTACTCCGACCCTGACAATTCAAAAGGCAACAACATCTTCCTCTTTACAGAATGGCCAAAGGATTCAGAGCATGATTCTAAAGCATCCGGTATCCGGGTACGAGTCGTAAGAAATTAATGCAAATTGTAAAGAATATAAAAATGGAAGATACCGACCAAATACAGAAAAATCTACAGGAGGCTTATTATCAAGGTTATAATGATGCTGTAAATCATGCCCAAATTCAGGACAAAATATTGAAACCTGAAACAAGAAGCCTCTTTGTTAGCTATAACGTCTACTCAGAAAGGTTAGCTAAAAACCACATTCTGAATACTGTCCTCAAAGAAACTAAGGCACCTGGTACGATTGAGGAAATCCATACAATAGAAAGGCAGCTAGAGACTCTGCATGTATCATTTCAGGCAAAAGTTTCAATTATCAACTTTATACAGCTATAACAGGAATGCAAAAAGCCCCCGATTACTCAGGAGGCTTTCACTTTATCCTTACTATTAGTACGGAATTGGTTTGCTCAATGCAAATTTAGCAAATTTATTCACTGATGCAATAACATACACCACAATATGTTTAATCGTCCAGTTCTTCTTTTGGCGGTCCCGGCGGCGTGTTCCCTATCACATTAGCCTGTGCCTCTTTAGCCTCCTTCCGGATGCGTTCTATCATCTCATCCGGGTAATCAGAAGTACCGGCCATCTCAATACTTCCTTGTTGATCTATTACCGGCTTGCCTCCGTTGGCTTTTAAGGCCAGTTCTATCCGCTCTGCTGCATCATCTATTCTGAATAGGCTGAATACCGGCTCTGCCTCTACATTGTCCTGTATGCCCAGGATGTCGCTGTACACGGCCAGTAGAAAGTTCATACACCTTTGTACCCCACGGCCAAACTCCCCATCCTGCATATCCCTTGCGGCCATGTGTGGGGAAATAAGCATCCGGTCCATTGCTGCGGCTGAAAGATCGCCTAAGCCTTTCATGGACTCCGCATCGAGCTTTGCAGAACGGGTAAGGGTGAAGATGTTCATGTCCAGCATGTCGAACTCCAGCTTACGGGCAGCGGTGTAATCGCCTGGGGAAAGGATTTTAGCGTCTGCATCGGCAGAACCTTCCATTACCTTTCCTGCAACGCCTTTGGCTGGCATGTTAAGAGCGGTGCCCTTCAGAAACATAATAGGGTCCCCGAAGTACTGGTTGTTGTCGAAGAAGTCAGACTGATTGAACTCCCTGGCTCTTATCAAATCCTTCACGTCGTCGCATTCTGGCAACTCCTGCCGCCAATAGATAACCGGTATCTTACCGTAGGGCAGTTCTTCTATAATACCTATCTCGTTGCCTTCTTCGTCCTTGCCTACCTTTGTGAAGTATTCCTCCATGCCTTTCTCGCCCTTTTTGAAGCGGCGAAGGGTTTCGGCTGTGTAGAGGTCGAAGTACTCCACATCGTCCACTTTATAGCCTCTACCGAAGGCAATCATGTCGTTGTACTTGTCGAACACCGGGTAAAGGTCGTCGCCAGTGCTTGGGCTTACGATCCTGTTCCTGAACTTCACCTTGCCTGGGGACTTCTCATCAACCTTGCCGTACCAGATCAAGGCCACCTCCGTTTCGGCCATCATCTTAATGGCTATCTCTTTGAGCTGATACTGCATCTTTGCCTTGCGCCAGGTCTGAAGGGCCGCTTCAAACACGGGAGATTCGGGCACATCTGACTTGAACGTAATCTTATTCCCTACTGCAAAGGATGCTCTTTGGTGGATAATGTACTTCTGCAGGGGAATGGCAATCTTGGCCGGTTCGGTGCTTTCCTTCTTCACAATGGGCGTTACACCGTCCTCTTCAAACTTATCGGTGGGGGTAAGCTTTAGCTTGTTGGGCCTATGGGTGGCACTTTTAACGTCGTGCAGGTTCGGGTCGTACTGCTTTTTGCCCTCTTCGTACTTATTTTCTTTCTTAGTGGCTGTTACTGCCTCAATGAGCTTATCGGCCTTTAGGCTGGCCAGTTCTTCTAATGTCATAATCTTAGTTCAGTAGGTGCATAAAATTGGACTTCATGCCAACAGGTTTTAGATCAAAGTAGGAACGCATAGCAAAGTTGTCTGCAAAGTCAGGAGAGCGGCCCAAGATGTTTTTCTGTTCTTCCTTGGAGTTAATCTTCTTCTTCCCGTCCATATCTTGCGCCCCCTTTTTGATAGCGCGTAACTCTTCGTTTATGTACTCCCTTAATCGCTTTTGAGAGCCTTTGTTGCTGATAACCCGCTCGGCCACTTCTGGCACTACATAAACCTCTGCCTTGTTGATCTTATCGGCCACGTAGTAATAGCACTGCGTTTTAAGGTTAAAGAAATTTGGCTTTACTTTCTTGCCGCCTATCTCTACCTCCAAGGGAGTACCATTGTTAATAAAACTGTGCATGCCCGGCAACTGGTCCACTACCCCGCCGCCTATGCCGTCAGCATCGCAAACAGTCTGGGAGCGGGGCACGGCATACCGCTTTTCAAAGACCTTCACCTGTTCGGCTATCTCTGCTGTGCTGGAAATAGGGAACCAGGCCACATCCACTAGGCGCCATCCGTCCCAAACCTTAATAACGGCCAAATCAGAGCCGAAACGGGCCGCATCGACGGTGATATACTTCTTCCCTAATGGGATGTGTGTATTCGTGTACAGGTCGTTTATACGGTCGTTCAGGATCAAGGAATCACCACTAAGCTTAACCTTCCAGTTACCGCGTAACAGAGCCGCTTGTGTCGCTTCATCCAGCGTCATTAAGTTACCCAGATAGCCAGGGTCTGACTTTAACAGGATCTTATTGTCATAGATTGAACCAGGAATAAAGGTTACACTTTTCGGGTCCGTGTCTGCCAGTTCTGCGGTATAAATATGGGGGCATCTATCCTTTACCTCTTGGGCTGTGTCTCCCCAAACATACGCGTTACCATCTCTGGTGAAATACCGTAGCTTTCCTACTCTCTCCTTTATGGGATAACCAAAGTTAGGGTTTGGGGTGCCATCTTCTAATATCTCATCCTGATCGATCCACCATGAAATAAAATTAGCAACCCATGAATCAGGGTCAGGGTTGCAGGTTGCTCGAATGTAGGGTTTAATACCGGAAGTGGAACGGTTACGGGAAAGCATGTAAAAGAACATACTCTCTGAGAAGTGCGTTAGCTCATCAAAGCCAATAAAGACTATCTCAGAGCCTTGGTAATTAAGCTTATCACTTTCATACTGCAGGTGCTCAAAGTCTATCTTGGCCCCACTTGGGAACGCCCAATCTAAAAAGGTTTCCCTTGGTGCGCCTCCTGCATGGTAGTATAGATCCTGCGAAGCATCCCATAAACCACCGGACATTCTAATCTGTGGAGATGTTCTTCTGAATATTACGCCTGTAAACTTTGGATTTTGAACATGCCTCAATGGTTCTACTAAAAGAGAAAAGGTCTTGCCAACGCCGGCAGCAGCTCCACCGATGGCGATATCTGCTTTGGTTGATAAGACCTGCATTTGATAACCAGGTTGTGGACCGATTACCCTAGTCTCTGCCATTGTCCGGTAACTGGAATATGGTTACGTTGCTCTCTGGCTTCACCTGCTTATTATCCTTCTCAAACAGCCCATGGATACGGGCAAGGTTCGTTAAGGCAGCATCGGCTGCGTACATCTCTACTTTCGTGCCGTTCGGTGTAGGTGAAACGGATTTAATCCTTCCGGCTTCTTTATCCTTCACCAGTTTCGCAAGGTCCAGTTCTGCCTGTTCAATCAGATAAGGCTCACCATCTACTAATCGGGTTGCATCTGGGTTGCGCTCAAGTTCTATTTCATACTTCAGGATTTGGAGTCTTCGCCGGTGCTGGCTGGCAAGGTGATCTTTCGTGAATTCTTCTTCATTAATCCCGGCTCTCTGAAAGAACTTCTCAGCATCTTCTATCTCTGCTTCGATTTCGCTTATAAGAACAGATAGGTGCTTTTGTACTTGTGGCGTGTGGTATACCTGCTTTACTTCGAAGTAATCATTCAGGGAGCTTCTGGCAATGTCAGATATGCCTTTTAGGGTTTCATCGGCTGTAAGTGAAAGAGTTTTAAGCCTTTCGTCTATAGCGGCCCTTATGTTGGGTTTTGTAAGGTTCTCACAAGCAATGTCTCTAGCTGAATCTTCACTATAGCCAGCAATACGGGCTGCTTCAGAGGCATTGTATCCGTTGATGCAATACTCTTCTACAAACCGATGTTGTTTTACTGTTAGTTTGTTCTCTGGCTTTGCTTCCTTCTTGCTTGCCATTCTTAAAATTGTTATATGATTTTTGTCTCCACCCGTGACGTTTTACGGGATAATTATATTTTAAGTGTTAGAGTTATTCTATTCCGCATGAACACCGCACACTGGCAAGCTATTTATCGGACTTCTGTATTCTGCTATTGCAGGCCGTTTTAAGACTTTACGAACAACTTTGGGTCATTCAGCACCTCCATCTGATTTTCCCAGATTAACGCTTATCTCTTTCTCCACTCCTGTAATGGGTAATATCAGCAGGAACCACTACTCCTGCTGATCTAAAATACCTAAAAACTGATCGAAGCAATTAATTGGTAGTACGAATATACAAATAAAATGGTACAAATAAGAATACTGCATACTATGACCTGTGTTATTTATATACTTTTTTAACCTGTTTTTGGGCAACGGCCGTGCTATTCGTGGCTACGCTTCGCTTCGGTGCTGCGCACTAAACCACTACTATCACTGTTGCGTTCCAGGTAGCCAAGGCACTATAATGTTTCAAAATAAAAACGCACTTCAGTATTTGTTTCATCCACCAGGCCATACTTTTTGGCAAACTTATATTGTGTGCTGTACTGGTTAAGGGAGTTAACAAACTGCTGTATGTTGCGCCTGAATTGCTCTAAGGTGAGCGAGTTCTTCTGAATGTTACAGCTTGCACAGGAAGGGTTGCAGTTGTTTATGTTCTCATTCTCCGGTTTTTCACATGTGCCGTTAACCCAATCTCGTACAATTGGCTCTATGTGGTCTACATGCCAGCCTTTTGGTAATAAGCCTCCGCAATAAGCACACCTGCCATTGTATTTGTTGTAAATGGTTTCTCTGTCTACTTTCTTCATTGGTTATACTCTCCTGGCTTTTAATAAATCTTGAATAGCTTCTATGCACATTTCAACCTCTGTGATCTCAATTATCTTTTTAATTCTCAATTCTACAGTAGGGCAAAACATTCTTTTCTCCCTTTTTAGCTCCTTCAGATGCTCCTTTAACAACTTTAAGGCTTTCTTCATTGTCTTTAGTCTTTAGGTGGGGTTAATCTAAAATCTCAAAACCTAAATCAATGTAGTTGTTGGCCCATTGTTCAGCAGCTTCTCCGGCTTCCATTTCTATTTGTTCAGGAGTGGCCTCGTCTTCTACTTCTATCTCTAATTTTTCTTCTCTTCTGGCTGCATATCCTATGCCTAACGATACTTCTATTTTTATCTTTCTCATACTAAATTCTTTTCACTGGTTATAGAGTCTTTATCAATCTCAATTTGGCAATCTATGAATTGCTCAGTTTCTTCGTCAGGAGCATAAATGCGAACCTTTGCATTCTCTGCTGCTCTCTCCAGTGCGGCTTTTTGCTTGATTAGGGCGTATTCTTCCATTGCCTTATGAACTGTTTCTAGGGTGTCGTATCCTTCCGCCATTGCAGCCATAAAGGATAGCCCTAATTCTTCTCTAGAAGCTTTATTTAAGCATTTTATTTGGAGCTCAGTATCTTCTGCTTTCATTTCTTAGGGGTTAAAGGGTTCTATGAGAGTAAAATCTTCTGGCCTATTACCGCATATCCTTGCAAATTCAGATTCTGTTATCTTGTACACATCATCCACCTCTGTGGCTTTTGCTGAAAAAACAGGCCATCCGGATTCTAAGCTAATAAGTAGAGCGGAACCGCCATCAGTAGTAGACAAAACAAAGTCATTGCCTCCTTCAGCCTTAAACTTCTGCCCTACAGAGTAGGTTCTTTTCGGCTTAAATACTTCTGCATCAGGGAACCACTCTTGTATTTTCTTAAAGAACCCCCACCCTTCCTTTTTGTAATTGTCAGAGTCTATTAACAAGTCAGCAATCCCGCTTAATTCCTTAATCTGCTGGTCTGATATCGGGTACACTCCCTTTCCCTTTTCTACCCATCTCTTAGATAGGCTACCCTGGCTTAGAAGGGCTTTTTCAGAACCGATGGTGTGATACTCTAAAACCCATTCTACGCCTGCTTTAAAGCCAGCATAACATGAATCAATTAAATGAGCGCTATCGCTATATCTATCGTTAGCGTAATTACCGGCTGCTTGTTGAATCTTTGTATATTCCATGTTCTATTTCTCCTAAAATACTAATGTTAAATGATTGATTATTAGGGCTACTGCCTAGGGAAGTTCAGATGCATGTAGCGTTTAGCAATACCGTAGGCATCACCTAAAGCTAATCTCTCTGGAACTTGTCTAATGTGGGCTGCATGGAGGTCTTTATTGATAAAATACAAGGTCTGCCAGATACCATCGCTGCCTGTCAGCATTTTACCAAACAACTCTCTGTTGTATTCCTCTTGAAAGGCTTTATGCTTGCCCATTATAGCCCAGAACTTATAAATGTGTGTTCTGTGCTGATAAGCAGAGTATGTTTTGATTATAGCCATAGCTGTAGGGGTATCCATTATTAACCGTAGATCACGCTTTAATACCTTCCTGTTCTTTTGCCATTTTTTGTGTTTCCAACTCATTCTGTTATTTCTCCTGTGGTAAAAGGGCTAATAATCTACGCTCTATTTCTCTCTGAATAATACCCTCTATTTCAGCTTGCGGGCCGCCATTAAAGAAAAGTTTCATAGCTTCATCTCTCATTGAAAGAAGTCTTTCCCAACTGAAACTACTGGCATTGCTTAGCAGTGATTGGTCGCCTGAAGGGTGGTGTTCCTGGGAGGCTATCTTTTGAATGCTCTTGAATTCTTCTGATTCTTCCAGCCACTCTACGCCGGTGGCAAATCTTTTCTTATCAAGAAGATCCAGTAGCCTAAGTATTTCTTCTCTGTCTGTTTTACAAAGGGTGGTTTGCATATAATAATGGGTTATAAATGGTTGTGAATTTAATTAGGGCGATGGCCGCGCTTTCGGGACTCGTTCTTTTTGCAGAAAAAGCAAAAAGGAACTCAAACATATCCCTCAATCGACTATCGCGGTGGTTATTAATCTACTTTGCAGACTCTTTATCTTATCAAGAATCAACTTATTGTGCTGCTCTACATCTATTAAAATAGCATCCATATGATCCCTAAGTGAACATCCTTTTACTTCTCTTACTGCCTCCTGAATCGTGTAAACACCTGCATCTGCCTGCCTTTCTGTATAACCGCAAAAGCCTGAGCAATAGTAGTAACCGCCTTTCCTGATATAAGCTTTTGCATCTGGATTTGAAATTAAAAGCTGCTCTAGCCTTTCATCCCTTTCTTCCCGCCTGTTATCTTCTTCAATCCTAATGAGGGTCTTTAGCTCACCATTGACTAAATATTTATCATATTCTTTGCAACGCACCAGAGGCATGTTCAAATAGGTGATTTCATCGCCTAGAAAGTTTTTAAGCCCATCATCCTTAATGCTGTCCCATGCCTGTTTTTTGGCCTTACCTTTTGTTTCGCCATAAAATGCATCGTCTGGTACAAACCAAGGCTCACCGAAGTTTTGTTTGTTCAATACCCATGCTTTCTCTTTTAATTCCATTATGCTGCTTTATTTATTGATTTCAACTGTAACTTATTAAAATAGGCTGGCTCATACTTCAGGATAAAGGCCAGCTTCTTAGGCCATGTGTGCTGCATCATCTTTGGTAGGGTGCCAGGATGTTTTGCCTCTCCTTTTCGCTATCCATATTTCTGCATGGTTCTTTAACCCGCAAAACTCGCAACAGTGGTTGGCCCTATCTAAAACCGCTGGCCTGATCTCTGTTTTCCAGTTGGGCGGGTATCGCTTATAATCTATTGGCATGTCTGGTGTCTATTAAAATTAATTTCGTGGCTTCTTATATAGCCGTGGTTGAACTATCTATTGTTAATGGTAGCGGAATAGGTCTGATACCTGAAAGTGTCTTATTCGAGCTTATTTGAGCCTCTCTTGTTTTGCTGACTTCTGATGGCTTCTCTTAATCCTTCCATCTTTTTATATTCTTCAGGGTATCGGGTTCTTTGCCAGTGGTTTTTATCAGACTCAAACTGTTCATACTCTTCTAAATCAAGCTTTCGTAACCCATAAGGCGGCCTGTGGTCAGGCTCAAAAGGTGCGGTGTTAGGTATACCAGCATGCGGCATGTTAGGCCAGCCGCCTTTAGATAGCTTATGCGCTCCTATCCCGGCATGATTGGAAATGTAAAAGACCTCTCCTGATTTGGTTGTAACTTGAATGGATGGTATACATGCACCTCGTGTTGCGTCTGTGCAAAGGAAGTTATACCAGTACAGCGGCTTTTCTTCGTTAAAATCTACAAAGCTGTGCCCGAATACTGTTTTTACTGGTTCTCCCTGCCATTGATATTTGTTGCTCATAATTTCTTAATCTTAAAACTGATTGTTACCTCGTATCCTTTGTGATGGCAGACGATTGTATTATCTCCGTATTCCAAGTACTGCGGCACCTTTAGGAGAAATCCATCAATCATATTTGAAACTTCGCTGCTCGTAAGGTCTAATAACTCCTTGCCTGATTTACTCTTTGTCTGTGGGGCTGCTCTGGTAGGCTTCTTGTGCAAAGCCTGATAATCTGATGCTTTCATGGGTTTCGTGCTTTTCAATTACTTGATGTATCTTCAGGGCTATGCCTGGGTGTAGGTCGGGACACTCTCTTTCTAGCATGTCCCTAATTTGGAAAGTGAGTGTCCAGGCTTTCATGCTGCTATTCTTGAATGTGGTTGCATCGTATGGCAGTTGCTGAACCTCTCCCATACTTCTGAAAGCTCAAATACGATCTGGTCTATGTGTACCCGCTCGTCAAAGGCTGCCAGCTGCCAGTGCCTGAGCAAATCTTCGTAGTCTGCCCGGATGCCATAGCCTGCCAGGTAGAGGGCATAGAACCGGCGTATCTCCACGCTGCTGTACTTCTGCTCTATCGTGTCCTTGTGGGATTTGAGTTTCCCGTACACCTCCTGAACGATCTGCTTTGCCTGCTGTGCGCTTATCCCGTACTTGTTGCAGGTGGCTCTTTGGGTGTTCCTCTGGTAGTAGAGGGCAACCGCTTGTTTCTCTTTTTGGGTCATGCCTGTAATCTCTTATGGTTGAACTGGTCTGGTAGTTCCTCCTCTCTGAGGTCTCCGCTGGCAACCAGGCGCATAGCCTCTAGGGTTACTTTTGAGGAGTGTATTACCTGTGAGGCTATGGATGAAATAGCCTTTGCCCTTCCGATTTCTTTTTCTACCTGATCTGCTGTTAAGTCGTCATCATTGAGCCTTTCCAGTTGTGCGAAAAGGTGGTTGTTAAGGTCTGATAATTTATTCTTTGCCATTTCTCTGTTTTATTAGGGTTTTAACTTTTCGTTTTAGTAGCAGCCTTGCCCTTATTGCCTGTATCAGCTCAGGGTGCTGCTTAATCTCATTTCTTAGGTGCTTGTCCTTCATGGTGCTGATAGCTGCCACGTAGTTGTCGGTAAGCCTTATGGCCGCGCTGTTCCTGATTGCGTTCTCCGCTCTGCTGATGCATTCCAAGTTTTCAATGTCGCAATTCAGCGGGTTTCGGTCTTTGAACCATATCACGAATCCTTCCGGTATCTCCCCCTTTTCCTGCCTCCAAACATAAGGCGCCATAGGCACAAAGGATTTTTCAGTTTTGATATGCTTTCTTAAAACTCCGTCCTGGTCTGGCCACTCCCTTGTGTCTCCTGGCTTAGAAACACCCCTTGTTTGCCACATCCACTTATGGGCGTTGTCCCAGCTGCCGTTGCGTTTGTTGCGCCAGTGTATCTCGTATAACTCCTGCTTTGTCCGGTGCAGGTGCAGGTAATTGCGCTTTTTCTCTATATGCTTCAGCGTCCAGGGCTTGCTTTTGGGCCATCGCTGCTCAAACACGGTGGCTATCTCTTTATCTCCCATCAGTCTGAAATTCTCTTTCAAAAAGGCTGTCTGCTCCTCTGTCCAGTAATCAAGCTTCATTCTTGTCAGTCCCATAGAATACAGGGCATAACGCACATGGTACAGCTTCACGCCTAACTCCTGCGCCATCTCCTTGTTGCTCTTTTGGCTAAAGTTGTCTTTTAGGTATTGGGTTTGCTGCTCTGTCAGATAGTTTTTGTATTTCATCCTGCCTGTGCTTTAAAAGTTTCTGTATTCTAATCAACCCCTCAAAATTCCCTGTTCTGGCTAAGTCTTGGGATATCCTGGTATGATCGTAAGGGGTAAGGTTCTCACGCGCTAATCTGGTTTCGTTGGTCTATAATCGGTAGTATCCATTCCCAAAACTGTTCTTCTGTTCTAATCACCACATAAGGAATGTTTTGCCTTTCGCACTGCTCCCTAAATTTAATCTGTGCATCTCGGAGTTTGCCTTTGAGTGTCTTAAACTCCGCTGCATAGGCTTTGCCATTCCAGAGTAAGATTGTATCTGCTACCCCTGGCACCAGGCCGGAGGCTTTGAGCTGCATTGCCTCGATGGGGTTTCGGGTGCCTCCGTTCGGGACCGCAAAGAAAGAGTAACGGGTTTCGGGGTATTCATTCCAAAGCTTCTGAAAGACGCTTGCCTGTAATTGTATTTCTGATGGATTATTTTTCATAATTACTATTCATTTAGTGAGGTTGCAAAATTTTTGCGTTTTGAAATTGCAACCCGTAAGAGATTGATAATCATAGTGTTTAGAGACTATTTTAGCAGGTTGCAATTTCAAGTTCACATAAAGCACCAGAGTATATAATACATTATAAAAGGGGGTGTATATGTCTGTGTGTGCTATATAAAATGACTGCTTATGTTTATTAGAATATTATTTGCAACTTTTGCAACTTTAGTATAACTATCTAATAGTTAGTTGTTTCAGGTTGCAAAATCGGTTGCAAAATCGGTTGCAAAAACTAAGAAGTTGCATTTTGTTTAATCTTAAACTCGAAACCTCTCAATGTCTGACCGCCGACCTTATATGCTTTATACTGATAGCCTAATTGCTCCATTGCTAGTTTAAGTTTGCGCTTGTCTATCCTGTGTTTGGAGCGTTCATAAAGCCAGCTTGCAATCCATGAAATTGATCTTCTTGTTTTGTCTACAAGGCCTGGTAGTCCTGGTTCGTCTGCTCTCTCGAAATATTCAATCACCAATTCTTTTTCAGCAAAGACCTCTTCAAACTCAGAAGAACCACAATTCAAAGCCTGAACCTCTTCTTTGGTAAGCTGCCAGTCAAACCCACGCGTGTAAAACTGGTATGCCTCAGCAAAGAGTGCGGTTTTATCTATGCTATTGTATAATTCGTGATTGATCGAAAGCACGTTAATAGGAATAATGCGCCTGTTTCCGGTAGGGTCTGATAGCACCTGTATATCATTGGTGGTACCGCACAGCACAGCCAGCCTTTGCAGGTCAACGTTATTCCTGCCGTATGGCTCCCTCAAAGAAAACGTCTGTTTAGATGTAAGTTCTTTCAGCCGTTTGGCCTCCTGCTTTGACTTGCCGCCCATCTCATCATCCATAATTAGAAGCTTCTGTGTCATTAGCAATTCATCATCTTTGCCAGCATCCAACTTTGATTCAGCATAGTATTTTCTGAGTTCAGGCGGTAGGAGCCTGCGGAAAAACTCTGTCTTGCCGGATCCCTGCCCCCCTGTCAGCACTAAAAGCAAAGGGCTATGCTTACCATGCGCTGCACTTACAATTCCTACCAGCCACTTTAAAATGTAAATGCCGACATCGTAGGAGTTATCAGTTCGGATGCAGGTAATCAGCTTTTGAATCAACCCTTCCTGGTAATCGTAGGCATGACGCTGGAAAAACTCTGTCAATGGGTTATAATCCGGTGTCATATCCGAATTAATAAGCCTGTCGCAAAGGTCAAAGGTCAGGCTATCACCTACCGCTTTTCGGGCTTGGAGGTAAATAGAGTTGAAATCTTTGGCCGTTAACTCTAACCCGTTCAATTCAATATACCTGCTGATAACATTGCGCCTGAAGGAGTAGTTAGTTTTCAGGAAAAGTTCAGCTTGTTCTACTATGGGTAAATCTGATTCATCCCTAGTATCTATGTTCTGACTGAAAACCTGCTTAACTATTGGCTCTGATTCCGCTGCCGGAATGCCATCGAATTGCTCTAGTAGGTTTATGGCACTGGCTTCATCTCTCCTGCTTCTTTTGGCCTGCTTTGCGGCTGTGGCAATTATCCTGGTACGGTCGGATACAATCTGTAACCCTGCCAGCTTTGCATAATAAAAGAACGTGGAAATACTGATACCTTGCCCTCTGGACTTGACACAGTACCCGTACTGCTTCACGGCTATATCATAGTCATACTTTGCATGAAACTGACTGATGGCTACAAAATAATCCTGCCCTGCTTCCTTGTACGCTGATGCTATAGCAAATCCTAAATTGCGCCACTGCTGATAATCTCCTGTAATATCAATGTTGTTATCAACAATCTGCGCTATGACGTTTTCAAAGTCTGAATCCGAATAAATGAATGTTGTAAGTTTTGGCTGCGCCTTCTTTGGTAGATAGGCTGTAAACTTCTGGCTGTTCGGGTTCAGGTACGCGTTCGGGTCGTATGTGACATAGCGCGGCCTGGAAACATCTTTACAAGCCGGATCACAGATTAAAGCGAACTTGTTATAGTAGTAACTTTCAAGTGCTAAAAATGCGTCTGCATGTTTTTTAGGGTCTATCTTAACAATAGCTGCAAGTCCGTTACCAGAAGCCGAAACCATACAAGCAAACGTGTAAGGGTCGTTTTGTATGTTCTGCTGTGTCTGTGGCAGGTTGGCAACTTTGTCAAAATCTATGCAGAGTAAACCTGAATGCTCTTCTAATCCATCGTTGGTCCGTTGTGAAAAAGTGCCGGATATTGTAACATAGGGTAGGTATCGCTGCTTTAATTTCTGTCTTTCGTCATGGTCGGCTTCTAACCTGATACGATGAATTATATCTTCCCACTCCCCATTTTTTACGGCATCAAAGAACTCTGCAAAAGCTATATTGTCAGGATTCTTTGTGTCGAATAGTGTTTTGAATTTAGATATTTTCATGCTCCTGATCTATTTGATAATCAACCCATCCCTCTTTATAACCTTTCAACACTGCGTACTCTTCAAGAGCGGGTCGGCCTCTCGGTTTAAGCTGATGTACAGCCCATCCGATTTTATAATTTTTGAGTATTCTGGTGGCTTCAATCTCCTTTACAGACATTTTATCCCACGCTTTGCTAAGATGCTCAGGACTGATTTCTACAAAGCCGGCTGATCTCAACAGTTCTTTTTCTTCATGCTCCTTTGTGTAGGTGAAACCGCAATAGGAACATGTTTTAACGCCTGCGGGTATGATGGCAGAGCATTTGTGGCATTCTTTAACGGGAGCCACACCCCCTCCTTTACCTGGTTTTTTAGGATTGAGAAACCTGTCGCGCCAGTTGATAGGCTCATTCCAAAGGCCGTGCTCTTTGAAGTTTGCGCCCATATCAATAATGATGAAGTCCTTTTTGCCTGGAGCCATACGGCTGCCCCTTCCGCAACACTGGAAATAAAGCGATGTGCTTTTAGTTGCCCTGTTGATAATGATGCAGGAAATAGAAGGTTCATCGAATCCGGTTGTAAGTACCCCCACATTGCACAAAACATTGAATTCGCCTCGGTTGAATGCCTTTAGAATACGTTTCCTCTCGGCATCCGGCGTAGTGCCATCTAAATGCTCGGCTGAAATTCCGGCATCCAGGAAGGCGTTCTTCATTTTAATGCTATGCTCGATGTTGATATTAAAGCAAATTGTTTTCCTGCCTGCTGCAAGCTGCTTATAGTGGGTAATGGCATCGTCGTACATCGTTTTCTTATCAAAGACATTCATCAGTGATTCATCGGTGTACTCTCCCATCTTTGTTTTCAGTCCGGTAATTTCCTCTTTTGCACCATATGTTATAGGCGGTGCCAGAAAGCCCATCTGAATGAGGCTCGGAATATCGATAGGCTCCACAATGTCACTGTAGAAGTCCTTTAGCGGAAATTCTTTTTTAGAGGAAATAGGAGTAGCAGTTGCCCCGATAATAAAGGCATCCTGAAAGTATTCTATAATCTTAAAGAAGTTACCTAAATGACACTCGTCTATAATGACTAAGGATATATTGCCTAAAGCAGAAACAAAGGATTCCTTTTTTACGCGTCTGTAAAAGGTTTCAACCATTGCCACGTAACACTCTGCTGTATAGAGGTGCTTTGTGTTGGCACTGATTACAAACGGGTTCAGCCCTACTTTCGTAAGTGCGCCGTCGGCCTGGGTCAATAACTCGATTCTATGAGTCAGAATTAATACCCTGCCGCCCTTCTCAACTGTCCGTTTTGCTAGATCACTAAAGGTAAATGTTTTTCCGGCACCAGTTGGTAAACAGAGGATTACTTTTTTCTTCTGCTGCCTAAATGCCTGCCTTAAGAGCGATATAGCTTCGGTTTGGTATGGTCTTAACTGCATAGTTTTATTGCTGAATGGTTTACCCCGTTACATTTAATCCGTATGCAAATGTACGCAATTGTATGCAATAGTTTCAAATATTTTGCATATATTTGCATACGGATGTATAATTGTTAATTTTGTGTCAGTTATAACTAAAAACTCAATATTGTGGCAAAGTCAATTACATATCCTGTTCGATTTCCTTCTGACATTTATGATTCACTAATGTCTGATTGTAAAGCTGAAAAGCGTTCTCTGTCAGCTTTGATGAATAAATTGGCAGAAGAGTATCTTAAAAGCATTGGCAAGTTTCCACCACCTAAAGAATAATTATTATGTATTATGTGTATTCCCTTTCAGACCCTAGAGATCAAGCCATTAGGTATATTGGCGTAACCATCAATCCTAAAGAGCGTCTTATGTCTCATTATGGCGATACATATGGTAGCAGAGCAAAGCTTGACTGGATAAGGGATTTAAGAGCCAATGAACTGTTACCCGTAATGGATATTATAGAAGAATGCTCTTGTAATATTGATGCTGCTCAAAAAGAGAAATACTATTATGATCTTCATAACAAGGGTAATTTAGTTTGTAATGATCCGGCTAACAGTCCGTATGTTTTCAATTTGGCAGAGAGCAAGAGGGCTGAAAACCTTGTTACTACTAAGTTTTCTAATGAATCCCTTAAAATTCTCCGCTTAATCGCTGCCATGACTGATGAAAAACAGTATGAGGTAATTGATAGACTTACTCAGCAGGAGCTGGACCGCCTAACCAAAAAATAGGTTTTAGGCATTACAGTAGACTAACCCTCTCCTTTCCTTTTTACTCCTGCTGCTACAATCATTGCGACTAAGCCGAAGTGTGTAGCGGTTTCAAGCAGCGAACTAGTAGAGGCTATGTAATAGGCCCAAAGTGCTGTTAGAGGGTAAACTACATACCACTTATAGAGCATCTTCATACTAATCCTCTCCTTTCTCAAATTTTCCGCAAGCAGGCCAGTTCACTCTGTGGTCTGTGCCTGGTCCGTTGGTGTTGCCTCTAAGCTCACATTTGTAGTAGGTGCCTGCGTATTGCTTCCTGTAGATGTGCTTGCAATTCTTGCATCGTTCGCCTTCCGGACCTTTGCCAAAGGATTTTAAAAGCGGGTTGCCCTTCTTGTTAGATACGGTTATGACCTCTCCAAAAAGGTTTTCATAGGTGGTCTGTTTTTTCATATCTTATGCTGCTCTTTTAAGTTGTTCTTCTCCTAATAACATTCTTCTTTCACCCCCTAAATACTGCCTTCGTTTCTTACTATTGTACTTACCTGGCTGATAAGGCTGCGAGTAGTCGGAATACACCGGTAGTGTTCTTTCTTCTTCTTCTGCCAGTATCCTAGCTTCCTGATCTGTTAAGAAGCTGAAGGGGTTGTAGAAAGGCTCAGAACTCATAGCTGTTATATTCCTCGGCTATCTTCTCGTGGTGGTTCCGGTCTACATCCGAAGTGTGCACTGTGTACCCTTCTCCGGCTATTTCCACGCTGTAGAAGCCATGTTCGAACTTCAGGACCGGCAAAGGCTTATCTTTCACATGCGCGTCAAACAGGGGCTTAGAAATGCCGAATTGGGTGTGTGTTAGCTTCTCGTTTATCTTTATGGTTCTTGGTGTCATAGTAGTCGCTTAAAGGGGTTTCACTATCTCGTCATATTGCGCCATGCTTGTTTCAGCATACTTTTTATTAGGCTGCTTAATGGCATGCAAGGAGGTTGGTACAGTTGCACCGCTTGCTGGCCATCCTTTTTCTACCAGCATCTTTCGCCATAATGCAGAGGCTAAATGCATCATGTGTCCGTAACCTATTCTATCTCCAAGCTCTTTTACCTGGGCTGCTTCTCTTTCAATTTGTGTCATAAGCTTTTCAGTTTTTCTTTTGGTACTTCTTTCTCGCATTCTCTGCATATAGGATTGCTCTCTTTCACTAAGGGAAACTTGCAGGTGCAGGTGTCTTTACTTTTTTTGGTCATTTTTAAGCTGGTAGTAGCGTTCTAGCTTCTCGGTGTGGGTTTGTTTCGCGTATTTGGTCATGTGTTCGCTGTAGCTCTTGTTTCGGGCTACAAACTTACTTTCGTCTAGTATGCGTTCTCCTGGATTAAGATGGATCATCAGGGCTATAGTATTTTGATTACTGGATAATCCCCTGTAGACGATACAGGCATTATTCCTACATCGTATTGGCCTGCTTTGAAGACAATGGCTTGCGTTTTGCTTGTATATTTTATTAAAGCGATAGGCTCATTTAACTGCACAAGCTTGTAGAACAGCTTTACATCAAGCGGAGTATCGTAGATTGTAACATAGGCAGTGCCGAATGTTGTATTGCCTGTTAACTCCTTATGTTCTGCCTCCGCAATTCCTGAACCATAGCAAACAGGGCAATCATCTTCCCTTTCGTGGTGCTCAAACTCCCACGTCACCTCACCAAAACCTTCGCATGTGCCGCACTCCTGCGACTTCTTTAAAACTCTGTATTCAGGTTCTGTTTTAAGGGCTTCTATCTCTGAAACGTTAAAGTCAATAGCAATACTTTTGTTAGCACCATCAAACACAAAACTAGAAATTGGCTTTTCTAGGGTCGCTGCTTGGCTGCAATACAGGTCTTTTGGCGTTCTAATAATGATGTGGCCATTTGTAGCGTATACATAGCCGTTTTGCTCAAATGGGGCTTCTGTGTACTCCCTGAAAATTCCAGGGGCACAGAAGCTTTGGAATAGTTTCTCTTGCGTTATTTCTTTAGTTTCCATTGTTGTTTTTTTTGCATTAGTGATGTGAAAGGTTTAGCCCTTCAGGACCGGAGCGAAGCGGAGCACGAAGGAGCCTGGCCCTTTAGGGATCGCCCAGATATTGATTTTGAATACACAATCCCCCCATCCGGCAACTCTATAACTTCCCCATACTTCCATAGGTCATAGAAGAAGATAGCTATAAGGGTAATGATGCAAATAATGGACATTGCGAGTAATAGGATGAATGCTGTCATGGGGTTATTTGATTAAGGTTGATAAGATATTAGCTACAAGTTGTTTCCTTTCTGCTGCTGTAAGCGTGTTTGGAGCAATACTATTAGAATTTATATACTTCATTATTTGCATCTCCTCCAGTGGTGTGACCTGCACTCCATAACAGTCTATGGTTTTCATATTGAGTATATTGGTAGTTCTATTATATAACCATCAATCTCCAAATCATCTCTTTCATCCGCTGCTGCATCAAATGAAGGAAATACTTTCAATGCACCATCGTCATCTGTGTGCGCAATGTCTGCTGTGTAGTAGAAGCGCATATCAGCGTTTGGCTCCTGCGTCAGAAGGATTATATGTGGGGTCATGGGGTTATTTGGTTATAATGGTTAACAATACATCTAAATAAATAGGATGCCACTATTGGCATTATTGCGTTTCCGTGGGCCTTAGTTCGCTCCATCCCGTTGGGAATGTCATTAAGGCTTCGGAAAGCGCGGGGTTTGGGTATATCGGATCGTGTTCGCCATCCCGGATGTACTCCCTGAAATTGCCGTGATAGTTCTGGCTCTGAAAATATCGGCTTTTGCCGCTCCCCTTGCTGTCCGATACCGTTGGTGTGGGCAATACAATAAACTCTTTCCCTACCCTGTTGCACTCCAAATGTGGTGCCCGATAAACATTGCCATTCTGCATCGTACCCGATTTCGGAAAGCGGATATAAGACATTTTCAAATCCTTTTTTGAGAAGCTCTGGGGAATTTTCAATGACCACGTAAGCAGGTCGGCCTTCGTCAATAATGCGGAGCATCTCTGACCATAAGCCGCTTCGCTCTCCTGTGATTCCCCTGCCTCTGCCTGCAATGGACAGGTCTTGGCAGGGGAAACCCCCTGAAATAATGTCAACTGCTGACGGGTGTCGTAATTCTCTGATGTCTTCATGTTGAATTGTGTTAGGGAAATGTTGTTTTAAGATTTTTCTGTTATAGCTATCTATCTCACAATTCCATATCGTAGATATATTATTTGCTGCTGCCCCAATTTCAAAACCTCCGATGCCAGAGAACAGGGAGCCATGAGTTAATGACATAGGTTTCTTGCTTTCTTCTGGTTAATAATTTCCTGAATAGTTTTCGTTAAGTCTGCCAGTTTGCAGCAGGTGGTAAGGCGTGGTACTTTCATGCTTGCTCCCTCCTCCCTTCTACCCACAGATACCCACCCGTACCTACCAGCGTAGCACCTACCACTAACAGTATGATTGTTTCGTGTGGCTCTTGTACAATTTGGGATAGTATAAGCATCAGTGCCCCTATCAGAGAATAGCTTTTAGAAGTGGTTTTGTTATCTTTTACTTGCATGGCTTTGTATTTTTGAGTTCTACGGCCTGTGTTGCGGTGGCTTTATTTTTCGCTGCCTCTCTTAACTTTTGGAGGTTGCTTAGGAAGGTCTGGTAATCTGTGCTGGTTCTCATGCTGCTTTTCTTTTCGGGTATAACATTTCTTTCCTGTATCTGCCATTATCAATACACTACCTTAATGGTCTCTCCTTGAATCTTGACAGGTGGGTAGAGTTTGGTAGCGTCTCCTGATTCCTCGTCTACTAGTACCAACCCTGTAACCGGAATACCTTGCAGGAACTTCTGGCGCGCCTCTAGTGCTACTTTGGCTTCTTTCAGATTAGCATCTAAGGTTGCCAGCTCCTCATCATTACAGTTAGAGTAATCGTACCGGCTTGGGGTAGATACTATCTGTGCTTTGGCTCCCCACATTTCAGCACCTTTGGTACCATGCTTTGCGGCTTCATCTTGTGCAGGTTTGGCAAGGCCTTTATTTACCTCAGCGAAATACTCATTTATCTTTTTTGTCTCGATGTAGACTTTAAGCGGATCTTCTTTGCCGCCTTCCACTATGTCAGTTACTAGCTCTTTTGCTAATTGAGTAGCCTCTTTCTTGCTGAGTTTCAGCAGTTCTTCGATTTTAATATCCATGTTGTGAAATTATTTTGATGTGTGTAACTTGATAATGTAGTAGCCCCTGTCCTGCTCAAAGGTGGCTTTATGCTGCATTTGATTTGGCTTTAGATCGTTCTTCAATCAGGCCTTCTAATTGCTTAATCCTCTTATTTGCCTGGGCAATGGTGTATCCCTTTGCAAGTTTGGCTTTACCGGCTTTGGCTTCTTCTTCCTTAAAGGCGGTGTTCGCTAGGTGTATTTCAATCAATTCAATTTGATCGGATGTAGCTGGTGTTTCTGCTTCGTGTTTTGTGCCCCATGCAATCAATTCCTGCAACTCTTTATAGATAGTTTCAAAGTCTGCTAAAGGAATGTAGCCTTCATAGTTCGATTCAATATCCTGAACTCTATCCCTGAATGAAATAGGCACATGATGTGAGTTCAGAAGGTTACGGATAAGGTCTTTTTGCTTCTCTGTGGCTACCGGTGTTGGCTCATTTGCAGGCCGCTCAGGAGCTTTTGCCTCAACAGCGGTAAATGACTTGCCTTTTTCGGCTACTGCGCTTTTAAACGATTCTACTTCCTTTAATTGGGGGTATTTGTTCCAAACCTGCACAGTACACTCCTTATCAGTACACGCTTTTACCTCTTTAATAGCTCCATTCAATACCTTTTCGGCTGCAATCTCAGCTTGCTTTTTCAGTTCAGGATTATCTATGTCGTCCTCGTCTGTGGCTATGTGAAAGAATTTAAGCAGGAAATAGCGTTCAGCATAAGTTAAAGCAGAACCTATGCCCTTATCCCAATCATTCTGACCGTTTGCCCCGAACTCGTTTACATCTTTCTCCCCTGTCTCACAATCAATCCAGGTAAAGCGAATCACTACCTTAGTTAGTATCTCTGATTTCGCTCCTTTGGCGGTATTATAATCCTGTCGGGTATTATCAAAGCTTACGATTTCCTGTTTCAGTAGCAGCCCGTATTCGTTCATCAGGGGCTTGATATGCTCCAGCACCTTTGCGCCTGTCACATATTCGAAACTGAAAGATTTCTTATCCTTGCCTAAGCCTACGACACGTTTCTGTATCTCCAGGAGCTTCTGATATAGGTTTAATTTCGGTGTATCCATTATTCTGATTTTTGTGCGTAAAATTCTAAGTCAGTAGTGTACTCTATACCAGTTGTTCTACTGGTATAACAGGTAGTGCAGGAAGAGGTAAGGAGTAGAAGGAATAGGAGTAGCTTCATTTATAATAGCTTTATGCCTTTGACACAATTCTTGGCATCTTGCTGGATATTCTCGTAAGCCATTTCTAAGGCTTCTTCATAATCCAATCCGTAATCTCTTTCGCTATTCTTTCTGATTTGAGCGGTTGTTCCGTAACCTTTTGCAATCATTTTCAGGGTCAGGAGCATTTTGTTGTAATTTTCTTTCTGTTTTGGTGTCATAATTACTTTCCAAACTGGCTGTTAAAGGTTCTGGTGCTATGCTTCACATGATCTGGCTTAGGCTTTTCATGGCAGCTCTTATCAAAGGCGCTCTTACTTGTTAGAGACTTAGGGTTACAGCCAGCAAAAGCAAGGGCTGTTAATAGAAGTGTGAAGAATGATTTCATGTGTTTGGTTAATCATTAGTTTATTCTGTAACCACCGAAGAATTCAGGCTGATCGCGGTCTAAATCAGGATCACGCTCTGGCACCTCCTGAAGTATAATGGCATCGTGAATCCCATAGCAGTTGTTATCTTCAAACCTTTGCTCCGGGAAATCTTCATTCTTTTTAAAGGCTTTCTTGAACTGCTTTCGGAGTTCAGTTAAGTGCTGGTAAACCTCCTCTTCTGAGCAGCACCCAATATGAATTGTTACATTTATGCCAAAGTCTGAATGAACAATAGGCTCAATTTTTTCTGTAGTAAGCGGATTGATATTTTTCATGTGCTTGATTAATCATTAGTTTATGCTGCTACTAAGTTTCTATGTTCTGTAAGAATGGAAGTAAGTAATCCATGTAGTTTCTGATAATCTGCTAGTTCAGGGTGGTAATGGCTTTCAAGTACACATTCCTTACCGCTGAACACCTCTACAGCAATTCCTACATCCTTGCTGTAGTACCACATCCTGGCAGATAGGCCGGTTTCCTCGTTGATACCCTGCACACTGTCCAGAATATCGTTAATTACTTGTCGCTTCGTTATCATTTCACGAACACATTTTGAGCTGCACAATAAGCTACCAGGGCTATGACCCCTACCATTAAGATTACTGCTATCCAATAACCTGTATTGTCTTTTTGTTGATTTGTCATTTTAGGCTGCTGATATGGTGAACACTAGTATTTCTGTTTTAGGTAATAACCCCGCTCTACTCATGGCGGCAAGGGCTGCATTCTCCGGGCTGTCTCCGGCTCTGATGAATTGAAGCGTCTGACTCAGGGGCTGGTTGTAATCCCGGCCTTCTTTGTAATGGGCCGGGTCTGCTACTACTGGCATGCCGAGACTTCCTTTTTTGGGGTATAAGATTATTTCGCTCATGCTGCTTTTGTTAAGGTATAAGTATCTCTTTTGCCTATTCTGCGCTTTCTCTTGTGGTTCACCAGGTCCTGCCGTGAGAAAGTGACCGTTTTGCCGTTTTTGTTGAAGGGTATCTTCCTTTCCCTAACCCATACATGCAAGCTTGAAACTGAACACCCTAAAAACTTGCTTGCTGCCTCGTATCCCTTAATCTCATCATCTACCTGCGATATGTAGTCAGAGACAAATTCTTTGAACTCCCGAAGCTCCTGCCGAAGCTCTTTGTTCTCTTGCTGTAGTTGCTCTATGATACCCATTGTTATTCTCTTTCAACTTTAAGGTGGGACAACTGTACCGTAGATGGGATATTGAAAAGGCTGTTAATCTTATTATGTATCAACTCTCTGCCTTTTTGAGTCCAGCACATTTGAAGGGTAGTTCTATTTGGGTCTGATTCACTAGGGATGTTAACAGTCCTCATTTCTGTGTATCCCAAGCCTGAATACTTTTGAGTAAGAACCCAAACGCCGCCTACTTTATACTGCACTCCTTTTTCTTTAAGCTTGGCATTTAGGGACTGTGCAGATATCCCTAATTCTTTTGCGATTAAGGTAATAGGCATGCTATTCTTCGCATCAAGAACCTTGTCATAAAATGCGGCTTTAGGGGCTTGTGATTTAATTAGTTGCTCTTGCTCTGTGGTTTGCTGCAACAGCTTTTCGTTATCAGCTTCTAACAGGAATGTCTTTTGCTCAAGCTTCTGCAACTTCTCAGCAGACATTATAAGAGCCTTAGCTAAAAACTCATCATCTGTGAGCGTAGCGGTAACACTATGAACAAGCCTTTTAGCCGCTTGGAATGACTGAACCAAACTAGTCTTGAATTGAACTACCCGTTCTGAATTTCTGGAAAGAGTAGAAATAAAAATCGACTGATCTTCGGTTAAGTAGGCTAAAGTCAAAGGTTTGCCTCCGTTGGGCAACGGTCGCGTTTGAAACGCGATTGCTCCAAATGCTTCCTCAATCTCGGGTTGATACTTGGTAATTGTTTCAAGCAAATTTTTATGCTTGATGCCTAGTTCGTTTGCCATTATTGTGCTTTCTATTACCTGCACATCGTTGATTGTTTGAATCTGTAAAAGGCTCATAGTTAGGCAGCATTAGAGGTTATCATTTTCATTGCTTCATCTAGCAAGGCTTTTACAGGAGAAGCAGCTTTTGCCTTTCTGATTACCAGGGTTAAAAAAGCCTGCATTACAACTTCATTATCTGATCTTCCATGTGCCACGGCATAAACTTCACGCTTCACCTCTTTTTCGTCCTGAACATCATACTTGTGTTCATCTCTTAGAATGTCAATCACCGCAGGAGCATAACCGTGTCCGGCTGTTTTCCTAAGTTTTTCTAATGTTTCTTTGTCAGGCTTGTACATGTTGTTCTAATTTTGCTTATGTTTGTAATACTTCTGTAAATATATGTTCAAATACTGAACATTGCAAGCAAAAGTTTCAAAATTAGAACAAATAATTTCTAATATATTTCATTTTTAGAACATTGAAAAGTAAAAGCACTATAGGCCAAAGGCTTATAAAAACAAGGGAATATGTAAATCTTAAGCAGACTGATGTAGCAGAACTGGCGCATATAGCCCGCTCTTCTATTTCAAAACTTGAAAGTGATAAAGCCGAAAAGTATTTAGACTTAGCAATGTTCTATAGTAGAACATATAACATATCCTTGGACTGGCTTATTGATGGGATTGGAGGGGATGAGGTGATTTTAAAAGAAAATTCTAGCCTTAAAATTTTGGGAACAGAGCAATATAAAGAAAAGGGAGTGCCAGAAAACGCCATACCTCTTTATGATATTGATATCAATGCAGGAAATGTGCAGCGGCTAATTGACGATAATAACAGCATTCCTTTGGTTGGATGGATACACTTGGAGGAAATGAGTTCTACAGAAGGTTTACTAGGTGTTCGAGCGAAAGGTGATAGTATGGCCACATTTATAAATAGTGGAGATGTGCTATTGATTAGGAGAATTCAAGACAGAAGCTTTATCCCATTGGGGCTTACCTATGTATTAATAGGAGCAGAAATGTCTGCTGTTAAATACATCCATGATGAGCTACCTGGGGAAAAATGGTTGCTTACTAGCCATAATGTTGAACACAAGCCATTCCCTGTAAAGAAAGAAGCCATTAAACATTTATTTGTAGTAGTAAAAGTATTAAAGGATTTAACTTATTAATTATGGATACACCTATACAAAACAAGTGGTATAATAAAACATGGTTAGTAATATTGCTCCTGCTGTTTATTTTTCCTGTTGGTATATACGCCCTCTGGAAATCAGAGAGAATAGGACAGCTTTGGAAGATTGGTATTACAGTATTATTAGTCCTTGGTATAATAGCTAATCTTAGCAAAGACAAAGACAAAAGCTCCAGCTATGGTGAACCTGAAGAAATTATTATAGCAGCACCCGACACAGTAAAAGAAGAACCCCTTACACAGGAGCAATTAGAAGCCGCTCTCGATGCCAACAAAGAGGAAATGCGCCGGCGGAGACTGAATGTTGCTGAAATGGATAAGAGAATAATGCAGGCAAGGGTAGATTTTCAACAGGAGTTAAGAAATCACTTTTTAGATGCCGGATTAGATATAGAGGTTTCGGTAAAAGGGAAAGAACAAGACGAGCTACACCTGAAGTACGCCTTATTTAATGCAGTCTGGAAAAGAAGATTTGAAAAAGAAGGCGTATTCAGCAAGTGGCATAACATGGGATTTCAAAAAATTGTCTTGACTGATGGCTATGATTACTATGATGGGGTAACCTGGAAAAAGAAATAAATGTCATCTTCATCTGCCACTTACAAAGTAACCATTCGCACGGACCAGGTAAACGATGAGGGTAAGAGCGCTGTGCGAATCCGCATCACCAAAGACCGCAAAACAGCCTACTACCATACCGGCATCTTCCTGAAGCTAAGCAAGGATGCCCGTAAAAGCGAGTGGAACCCCAAAGCCACCACCGAGAAAAGGAACTGGGTAGCCTCTAAGCACTTTGATAGCGGGTCTCTTAACACCAGGATCAAGACCATATTAGAAGGCCTCCAGGCAATCGAGACAAAGCACCCTGCCTATACCAGCGCCCAGATTCGGGATGCCTACGCCCAGCCGGAAGCGGCGAAGAAAACCGGTTTCATCGCCTTCTCTGAAGAGTGGATCATAAGGAAGCGGAACCACGGACAGTACGGGACCGCCAGCACTTACATAACCCAGATGGGTTACTTCAAGCGCTTTTGGGGGGATCGCCCCGATGATCCGGCAAAGCTCACTCCTTATATTATATCAGAGCTGGTTCATTTCCTCCGGACCTGTGACACCAGGCGCGGCAAAGGCTACGATGCCAAAACCATTAATGATGCCTTCGGGGTATACCGTAGCTTTTTCAGGAACGCGGTGCTCGAAGGCTGGATTCCGCCGGCGCCGAACCCTTTCAGCATCCCACTTGTTGAAGAGGTGTTGAAGCAGGTAGAGCGCCCTAACGTAGACCAGATATATTCCTTAATCAAGCTGGAGGGGTTAACGCCTGACTTAGTGCATACACGCAACCTGTTCCTGATGCAGTTTTTCCTGCACGGGGCGCGGGTATCGGAAGTATACACGCTGAAATGGTCCAACGTCAACAGCACGCACATTATATTCAAGCCCAGGAAAAGAGCCAAAGAGGTGAAGATTATTCCCCGGCATGAAGGCATCGAGTGGATTTTAAGCCAGTACCCGCAGCAGGGTAATTATATTTTCCCGTTCTTTGCAGAAAAACACGAAAAGGCAAAAGGAGAAGAATTGCGGCTCCTGATGCGGAACCTGAACACCAGGATTGCCAACAGGCTAAAAATCATAGCTAAGATGGCTGGACTGCCACACCTTGCCTCACACATGCAGCGCCATACCTTTGCCGATCATGCCTGGGAGCTAACGAAGGATATCAGGAAAGTTCAGGGAATGTTGGGGCATAGCGAAAGTAAGACAACTGAAGGGTATATGACGAAATTAGGGCAGATAAGCAAGGACAATCTAAGCACCTCCCTATATTCAGGTGTACAGGAAAACATCAGGGAAACAATTTCAGGCAAAGGGTACAGCGATGAACTACAGAAAGAGCCAAAGGAATGA